TTAAATGCTTTCAAACTTACAGTGATAAGAAATATTGGACAAAAGTTTGGACTAATGATAATGAGTATAGAGTGTTTCCAATTGGGTTAAATAAAGAATTTGTACAACTAGACAATGAACAACAAGAGAAGTGGCTTTTAATTACAAATTTTTTACGTCAGCATTCTATCAAATATTCTGTTCATAGATATAAAAATAGTTTGTTTTTAAGTATTAAGACAAGTAAACTACAAGGTGGATACAGTACAAAGAGTAAGGATTGCTATTCCTATATTAACCAACATCTGGTTATTGACCACTGTAAGCTATTTGATAAATGGACAAACTGTCCAATTCGCTTCGATGTTTGTACAAGAGCATTTGATAAGTTAAAAGAAAGTATAGATTTTCTTATTACAAAAGAAGGATATAAGGCTTCAAAGACTTATGCTTATTTTTATGATCCTACTCTCTTTGTAGAACATCATTTTGATATGTGTGATAATTGTGAATGGCGAAAATTTAATAACAAGTTAAACAACTGGTGTGAGCTATTCAAGGATTTTAATGGCAAATACTGTGATCAGTTTAAATCATTGTCTACAAAGAACTAATCATGAACTCTATATTTGTTATATCCACATTTGATACAAGAAAGTATAAAAATAAGCAATGGGGTATTCTTTATAAGCTTCTTAAGCTATTTAGTAAACCTGGATATGGAATCGGGTCGTTAAGACATTTGCTATTTATGGGTATACATTATTATAATGAAGTAAAACATAGAGCTCATGGCTTTTCAATGTCTTTTGAACAAGCAGATAGATGGGTAAAAGAAGATGCTGGTGATATATCTGAAGGTAAAACCAATGAGTACGCATTAATTGAAGAAATACACGAAGGTCCATTTGTTTATTATTGTGAAGAGTGTCAATGGTATAGACTTGTAGAACAAGGTGGATATATATGCTATGTAACTTGTGATAAACCACAAGATATAGGGATTGAATGTACTTGTAATTTTGGATTGGGATAAATATGAATAAGATACTGCTACCATATAATTGGGAAGACTATTTATTACTTCAAATAGAGCAAGGAATACCTGAGCAAGATGCCATAAATAATACTGTTCATTTTTATCATAAAGGTGAACAGATGGGCAGACGAGGTTTAGGTAATACCTTAATTGCCTCTCGTAATATTGTTAAAAGATCCTGGTTTAAACAGGAAGCTTTTCATCAAATCAATAGAGGCTATTATGACACAGAGTGACATAGTTACTGTTTTAAAACATGCCGGATTCAAAAATATAAGAAAGAGAACTACTGAGCGTAAAGTAGATGCAGATCTACATGGACGACGTTATTTTGGATTATGGATAAAACCTTTTGACATAAATACTAAACCATGCACACTAATAAATCAGTTAGAAACCTCTATGGATATTATTTATGACTATTGGACAGAAATAATTTAAGGATTAACCATGAAGAGCTTGTATCAAAAGCATATAGAACAGGTAAATAGGCTCAAGGTTTGGTGGAGTAATAGTAATACTTGCTACACCTGTATCTATAAACTTCCACTAAATCATAACCCAAAAGTATTCTGTCGCATGTTCTCTAAGTCACAAAAGAACTGCGTATGTTACTGTAAGTCCTAAGATATTCTTACAAATAAACGTGTAGTATTATGAGGTAGGTCAAAACTGTAAATAGAACAAACATGTTAATAAAACTATTTCCATTACAGATAAAGAGAGAAGTGAGGTATTCACCACAAGATGCCTGATGATACTCTAGTTGTTCTTGATCCAAAGGTTCATAAAGAATTAGATAGAATGAAGTTCAGAGATTTTTCATTTAATACAAAAAGGTAGTCATACTAAAAGGTAAGTGTTCAATATGCAAATAACAGTTCCTATCTTAAACATGAATAAGTGTAATCAAAATGGAGAGATATTCTCCTCAGAGGGTCTTAAGATTTCAGATAACATTCCATTTTTTGGACCAAGATGGAAATAAGATAGGTAACGTGATCTACACGTATTTTGAAGAAAGAGACAGCGCCGTTAAAGGAGTTATAGTGCTCGAGGAACATTTAGTGAAAGCCTGAATACTTATTCAGGAAGTAGATACCACTACGCATTATTCTAGTATATGGATAAACATAGCAAACGTCAAATTGATGTTCGTAGATGAAGAAAATATCATTTGGTTTAAAGACAATAAACAACAAGTTGAAATGACTAGAGAACAACTGGAGACAACATGAAATCTCACATTAAACTAGAAGAAATTATTTGGGAGATAACTGATAATTGTGAAGCAGGTTGTACTTACTGCGGATCAAAAGATTCTTTAAACAAAACTAAGATAGATAAAGAATCTATTGCCAGTATTGTTGATGCTATATACGATTATCCTCCCAAAGAAATTAGTATTTCTGGAGGTAATCCTCTTATAGTACCATATATAAGCCATGAACACTTGATCAATAAGTTAGAGCAAAAAGATGTAGTATGTAAGATACTTATTAATCCTTATAACATTTGTACCTATAACACTTGTAGTATGGATGATAGTCAAAGTGTTTTAGAACTATACGATTGGATTGGAGTATCAATAAATACTCTGGCTGAACTTAAAAGATTTAAAACTACAAAGTGTTTTAAATCTTTAATTTATAAATGTACCATTATTTCAAACTTTAATATTAAAAATATTTTTCAATTTAAGAAGATTGAAGAATTTGTATTAGCTAATAACTTGACATGGCAAATACAGTACACTATGTATGAGGATGAAGATAAATCTGAAAATGCGGTATATCAAAATGAAGAAGCGCAGAAGTTGTTGATGCAATATGTCTATACTTCTAAAGCTACTATTATATGTGCAGATAATATGAATAGCGGACCGTGTACTGCTGGATTAAAGTCTATTGGTATTTTAGCTAATGGAGATATTGTACCATGTTTATCAATGAGAAGCTATTATAGAGAACTCCCTATAATAGGAAACATTCTACAAAAGTCATTAGAGGATAATTGGGTATATAATTTTTCGGAGTTTAGATGCAAAGAATTTGTATGCTGTAAAGATATTACTAAGTGTATGGAGACTCCAATAAACAGACAAGATTTAATAGACAGGATTAAACTTTCTGAACCTTCATTACCTGTAAGAACTGAACCAATTCCAACCTTTGTTTATGCCGTAATTAAATCAAAAACTAATCCACATATTCCTTAGTATCCTTTAGATACTAATATGAGTAAACCTATTACAAATAATACAAATATTTTATCAGAGACTTTTGGTGGAAGCATTATTAATATGGGAATAACTTTAAGCAAAGTAGAGGATAAATAAATATGTGTGATAAACCACTTGCTTCAAATGATTCTAATAATTTACGACCTTTAACTGCGGAACAAGCAAGATCAATTGTCAATGATAATCTTTATGTATATAAAGAAATCAGAGAAGCTTGTGCTAATGGACTACGAAGAATAGAAAGAACTATGACCCAAACAGAAGTAGATACATTAACGAATTTGGGATATGTAATTACCCGTAGTGGTAGCACTTGTTCTTTAGTAAACATGAAAAACTATTGTATTGAATGGTGATAAATATGCGACCAATGTGGGATGAGTATTTTATTAAGATAACAAAAGATATTGCTACTAGGTCAACTTGTAATAGGCTATCTATTGGTGCAAGGATACAGTAGGACTTTTTGATAAAGAATGAAAACAATGATTAGACTCATTATATAAATGGCTGTCTGATTATAAATCATACTATATAATCCAGATGCTAGGCGAATGTAAGGATTAGGAGAAAAAATTATGTCCGAGAAATTTACTGTAAAAGACTCTGGTATATTGGTATGGGGAAATAAAACTTTAAAAGTTGAAAGTCCAACATATAAGAAGAGGGTGATAGATACAATTAGATCTAAAATAGTAGATGATACTAATTTAAATCGAATATTTGGTGACTCCCAAGAACCAATAGAGTCTCAAATGTCTGATTGCTGTGATAGCTATATTGAACGTTTATTGGAAAGTAAAACAATATCATCTGCTACAAAGTGTAATACAACTAGAGAACGTTTAGACTGGTTTGATCTATATCCTGATTTTCCTAAAAGATGGATGGCACAGCTTGCAGACTTGCTTGAGGGTTTTAAAATTTTTAAACCAGTAGATGCGTACATCATGGATAATAAAGATATCCCATTAAAATGGTATCACCTTTTATTTCCATATAAACTAGTGATTATGTATTCTGAAACACTTAAAAAAGTGTACGTTAGTGCATGTTTGATAAAACCTCACACGAACTATTACATAAATGTAGACATAGACATTGTTCCAAAAGTACCAATTTAAAAAATCGAAGTAGATATGATTTATACAAGAGACTAAAATATAAACTTTACATGAGCCTAAGGGATGGATACTAAAATGATTGTACACAATTCTACTGATAATCAACAACACTTATTTTATGACTCAGCTTCTTTTGAAAAAGACTGTGAAGATCTGATAAAGACTTTAGATAGTTTAAATCTTAATCCAAACATAATTGTAGGAATAAAAAATGGTGGAAAGATGTTAACCGATAGGTTAGTAAGTTACTATTCAAAAACATCTCCTGTACCACTAATGTGGTTTAACAATCAAAGAAAACCTGAATTTACAATGTTGGGTATGCCTAAGTTGGATACAGTGTTTATAGTAGATGATATACTAGATACTGGAGATACTTTAGTAGAAATAACTAAACGTTATCTACGCATGGTAAAGTCAAAAACTCCAAAAGTAATATGTTGGATAACCTTACATAAATCAACCAATTTTGTTAAAGATCTTTCTAAAGAACTAGATGCATACATCATTAATGTATCAAAAAATGAAGTAGACTCAAATATTTGGATAGATTACTTTTGGGAAACTAAATTAGATAAAGGATAACTATATGTCAGATGGTGTTATACAGAAGAAAGAATTTAGAATTTTGAAAGCAAATTTTTTAACTTCAGGAAGTACTTATAGGATAGGAGATACTGTACCTAAAGAGTATAGACTTAAAGAGAAAAAGATGGTACCTTTGTTTTAGAGGGCTTATTTAATTGGCGTGAACAATATAGTTATGGTTCTTATTGGAAAGAATTACCTAATGTAAAAGAAGAGTAGGAGAACTTTATTATGATGACGAGGATAATGAAGTATAAAAAATTTATAAATGATGGACATGGATACTGTATTTATTGTAGTGAACGAGAACGTGACTGTTGTTGTAGTGAAAAATCTGCAGAACAGCTAGGATATACTTATACTCATATTGATGTAGTTATTAATCTTCCAGTTAAAGAACCTCCTCAAGATTTAGAAGGTATTCCATTACTAATATGGAAAGTGAACAATCCTAGCACCAAAAAGAAAAGTATAGGTGTTTGGAGAAAAGGAAAAACTTGGTTTAAAACAAGTGAGGACTTAGTTGACTATCATAATTATATTGAAGCAGAACAAGGTAAACCAATTTTCACTTCTTCAAATGTGACCTCACAAATAGGTTATCCAACACAAATTGCAAGTAGTATAGGAGATATTCGTATTTGTAGTAATAAGCCTGAGGACTATAGACTGTTTAAAACATTAGATGGATATACAGTACTTCAAGGATACTTTGCATGGCACAGCAGTAATGGTGGAGGTGGAGAGTGGAAAGAGATACCTACTGTAATAGAGAATACTAAATGAGAATCTGTGTAACTCAAGTAGAATATTGTCAAGAGTGTCTTGAGTATCCAACTGGACGAGATGAAATTGGTAGCTATTGTCATGAAGGTGTTGATCTTTCAAAAGCCGTATAAATGAACGTGGTGAGATAATTATACCAGAGGATTGTCCTCTAGCAAAAAGTTATATTTTGGACTAAAAAGGATAGTATATGGGATAAGCTAAAAGAAGAGGAACACTAGAACAAAGAATCCAAGAAGGAATAGCCAAAAAAGGAGCATTCTAATGAGCAACCCATCTAATATTACTTTAGAAGAATTTAAGAAATGGTCAGAATCAGAAGTATTGCATAAAGAAGATATGCAGTTAATTCAAGAATTAATTGAAGCTAGATATACAAAAGATGAATCTTTAGTATCTAATGATGGGGCTTTAAATAAACTTAATATCATGTCTTGTACTTGTGGATCGAGATCCTTTAATGTCCATAACTTAGGAAATGAAGTATATTGTACAGAGTGCAAGGCAGGTTTTAAAACTTCAAAAGATTTTTATGAACAGGAGAATAAACAACTTAGGTTAAATATTGAGTCTATGACTAAAGACATTAACAATTTGAAACAAGCAGGAATTATGCTACAGGAAGCTTTAAATGATATGCAAAGTAGGCTATCAAGTTCCAAAGAACAAAAAGAATTTTTTACTAGAAATCTACTTTGTTCTTTAGTATCTAATCCTTATTATTTTAATTCTGATGCCAAATCTGTAGTAGACATTGCTAAAAATTTATCTTCTGAATACTTCACTAAAAATTCTAAAACAGAAGAGGACTAATATGAAACCAGAGTATAATGCAGTCCTAAGATTAAATCTTAATGCATTAGATGATGCAGATGCAAGAGCACATATTAATATAGTTCTAAATAGTATTCCTTATCAAATATTAAAGAAATATGATATAACTCCAGATATTAAAGAGGTATTTAAGAATAAGCCTCCTAGAAAAGTGAGAATATAATGTGGAGTACTAGCACTAATCAAAAGGAGGACTTATCAAATAAAATTTTAGAGATAGCAAACATAGAAGACAGTAATTTGCGTATGCGAAAAGCTCTAAATTTAATTATCTTATGTACTATCAGTTCAGTAGATGTAAAAAGACAAAGAGACTATATTTGTATAGTTGCACAGGCTGCATTATATCCAGAAGACTATAAGGAGGTTGACTGCAATGAGCTTAATTAAGGATTTATTAGTTTGGCATAAACGATTAGGATTAGGAAAAGTACAAAATGTTACCGATACAGAAGTTATAGTTAGCTTTATCTTTTATGCACCCTCAATGGTATTTTCAATAACTGATAATGAACTAGAAATAATTAGTGGAGATAAAGTATGTATCAGAGTAGCTGATAAACCAGACCAGTATTATGATGAAACAGGAGACTATAAATGAGTGTACTTTTAAATACAGAAGACTATACTTTTGAAACCATATATAGCTATTGGAAATTAGGTTTGATAAAAGATAAAGATGAATTTATAGAGTGGTTACTAGATCAATATAAAAATGATATAGAAGAAAAGCAGGATCAAGTAGATTTAGAAGTAACTAAATTAAAAGATTTAATAAAGGATGTACAAGAATCACATCCAGACGAACTTATCTCAAAGTTATCAGAAATAAATAATAATGTTGAGAAAATGACTACTTTTTTTAATAAAAGTCTAAAATTGGTGTTATCAGAAGTTAGGACACTGACTAATGATATTAATCAAATGCAAAGATCAATGAGTGAACTACCAAAAGTAATAAGAAGTTAAAACTGTAAATAAGTAATATCGGAAGTATTGAAGTTTGTTTATAAATATCCTGCCAATATATTATTGATATTTTTAAACAGCTTCCTAATATTCTTTTTATCTAATATTCTTTTTAAAGGAGAAGCTAATGGAAATATCAGTACCCTCTCAAAATTTTATTCAACCCACCTGTGCTACAGAATCCAAAGTAACACCAGAACCACTAAAAAAGAATACAATATATCTATCAGTAGTAGGAGAACCTACAGAAGATGATCTACAAAAACTAAAAGATATTTTCAGTATGAAATTGGCAATATAGTAGTACTACATGGAGGTAAACTACATTCGATTATTGACTCCAGGTTATTCTACTGAACAAGAGAAAAGCTTAGAGTAACCTAGAGTTGAGGTTAAATCAAATGTTTGGTTAAGTACTCCACTTCATAGATAAAGAAAGAGTTAAAATGAAAGCAGATAACTTTAATACAAAGTATATTAAGTTTTTAGGAACGGGTAGTGCTTTTACCATGAAAGGCTACCAGACTAATATGCTTCTTCTGGATGAAGTACGTCCTGAGTTTAATTTACTTATTGACTGTGGAACTGATATACGTTTTGCTTTAGCTAAAGCAGGATTAACTCATAGAGATATTAAAAATGTTGGAAAACAAAAAGAACATGTAAAAACTTACTTGAAGTAAAAAGCTTCTAACACTACTACCAAAGGGAGATGTAAATGAAACTGGAACTTACACAAAATGCTAGGACTGTACTTGAGAAACGCTATCTTATTAAAGATGCGACAGGTAAAGTAATTGAAAAACCTGAAGATATGTTTAGTAGAGTAGCTTCAACAATTGCTAGTGTTAGTCCTAAAAAAGAAATTACGGCGAAAACAAATGCATTTTATAATATGATGACTTCTTTAAAATTTTTGCCTAATAGCCCGACATTAATGAATGCAGGGCGTGAATTGGGCCAGTTAAGCGCTTGCTTTGTTCTACCTGTAGGTGATTCTATTGAAGAGATATTTGAAACTATTAAACATACGGCTATGATCCATAAGAGTGGAGGAGGGACAGGATTTTCATTTTCTCGTCTACGCCCAGCTAATGACTTAGTAAAAACTACAAGTGGTGTGTCGAGTGGGCCTATATCTTTTATGAGTGTTTTTGATAAGGCTACTGAATGTATCAAACAGGGTGGCACAAGACGTGGTGCTAATATGGGTATACTTAGAGTAGATCATCCCGATATTATGAGTTTCATTAAATGTAAAGATGATATGAAGGTTTTAAATAACTTTAATATCTCTATTGGGATAACAGAAAAATTTATGGAAGCTGTAGAGACTAATAAAACGTATAAACTATATAATCCGAGAGATAAAAAAGAAGTAGGAGTACTCAATGCAAAAGAAGTATTTGACCTTATTGTGAAACAAGCATGGAGAAACGGTGAACCTGGAATAGTATTTTTAGATAGAATAAATAAAGATAATCCTACTCCACATATTGGTGAGATTGAGTCTACAAATCCATGTGTTACAGGTGACACTCTTATTCTTACCAAGAAGGGCTATAAGAAAATTGCTTCCAGAGTAGGCAAGAAAACAAAGATCTGGAATGGAGAAGAATGGTCTACGACTATACCTGAGATTACAGGATATAACCAAAATATTCTTAAAATTCAATTTTCAGATGGCTCCTGTTTATCTTGTACCCCAAAGCATAAATTTGTATTAGCTGATGGGTCTAAACGTGAAGCTCAAGAATTAGAAGAAGGTGCAAAACTTCAAAAGTGGAGTTTTCCCATCATTAAGGGTATTAAGCAAATAAAATCTAAGAAAGCCTATACTCAAGGTTTTTATAGTGGAGATGGAAGTAAAGGTCATAATGATATTTGGTTATATGAAGACAAGATTAAACTTAAAGACAAGCTTCTAATAAAAAAATGTATCGACTGTAGTAATGACCGCCAGAATAGACTTATGGTAGAAACGGCATTCTCTGTACGAGATAAATGTTGGGTTCCATCAAGTAAATATACAGTTGATACTCGTCTTAGTTGGTTTGCTGGGTTAGTTGATAGTGATGGCTCCTATCAGAATGAGAATGGGCTTACTATTTGGTCAGTAGATAGGGCATTTTTGTCTGACGTAAAGTTGATGCTTTCTACTTTAGGTTGTTTCTCAACGCTAAGTCTTGGAAAAGAAGCAGGTATTTCTTATCTACCAGATACTAATGGAGAGCCTAAAAAATATAACGTACAAGATTGTTATAGACTTGCTATTAACAAGTTTAATACTTTTAAATTGTTAGATTTGGGACTCAAGCTTAATCGGGTCAAAATTGAAGATAAAGAGCCTAATAGGGATGCCTCTAGGTTTATAACTATTACAAGCATTATAAAAAGAAATAAAAAAGAAAATACAGTTTATTGCTTTACTGAGCCTAAAAAGCATACAGGTATCTTTAATGGCATTATGACTGGACAGTGCGGTGAGCAGCCGTTGCTACCTTATGAAAGTTGTAACTTAGGTTCTATTAATCTATCCAAATTTGTAGTAAATTCTACTATTGATTATGAAGGATTAAAAGAAATAGTAAATTTATCTGTAGAATTTTTAGATAACGTTATTGAAGTAAATAAGTATCCTTTAAAGCAAATTGATGAAATGACTAAAGCAAATAGAAAAATTGGCTTAGGTGTAATGGGATGGGCAGACATGCTTATCTTGTTAGGTATCCCATACAACTCTGAAGAAGCTATAAATCTCGCAAAAGATGTGATGCGGTTTATTCAAGATCACGCTATTTTAAAATCATTAGAACTAGCAAAAATACGTGGATCATTCCCTAACATTAAAGGTTCTATCTTTGACAAGAACATGAGAAATGCTACTGTTACAACTATTGCTCCCACTGGAACAATATCCATGATAGCAAATGCATCATCAGGTATTGAGCCATTATTTGCAGTATCTTATGTAAAAACAGTAATGGATGGAACCCGTCTAATTGAAGTAAATCCTATGTTTGAATATATAGCTAAGTCACGTGGATTCTATTCACCACAGCTAATGGAAAAAATTGCAGAACATGGTACTATTCAGAACATTCTTGAAATTCCAGAAGATGTTCGTAAAGTATTTGTAACATCTCATGATATTAGCCCTGAGTATCATGTGCGTATGCAAGCAGCTTTTCAGATGTACACTGATAATGCTGTTTCTAAAACAGTAAACTTCTGTAATAGTGCCACTATTAAAGATGTAGAAGAAGTATACATGCTGGCGTATAAAACAGGCTGTAAAGGAGTTACGATTTATCGTGATGGATCAAGAGATGAACAAGTATTATCTACTATAACTAAAGTAGAAAATACACCAGAAGAAAAAGTAGATAGCGGAGTAAAAGAACGGCCTAAAGCTCTAAAAGGTGCTACTTACCAAATGCAAACAGGCTGCGGTCCACTTTATGTTACAATAAATGAAGATAAAGATGGGCTTTTTGAACTGTTTACTACTATGGGTAAGGCTGGAGGATGTGCAGCTTCTCAAGCTGAAGCCTTGGGACGCATGATTAGTCTTAACTGGCGAACAGGTGTGCAAGCCAAACAAGTAGTTAAACAATTACTTGGTATATCTTGTCACATCCCTAGTGGATTTGGCGATAATCGTATTCTATCCTGTTCCGATGCAGTTGCTAAGGCTATTCAACTGCATCTACTTGAGGTAGGACATATTGACAAAGTTCACAAAGCTACTATTGAACGTGGTGCCTGTCCTGAGTGCGGTGGAATTGTAGAGCATGAAGGTGGATGTAATATATGCCACGTATGTGGATATTCTGAATGTGCCTGATAGTAATTAAGAAGAGAGGTGTATATACACCTCTCTTAATTTCAAGAGGAATATATGCGTACATTTTTTATTTCTGATCTTCATTTACAACACAAAAATTGTGCAGAGTGGAGAGGATTTTCATCTTTAGATGAGCATGATGAATTTATTATAGATAACTGGAACTCAAGAGTACGAGATAAAGATAAAGTAATAATTACTGGAGACGTTTGTTTTCAAACAAATAATCTTAATATTTTGTCTGAATTAAATGGTATAAAACATTTAGTTTTAGGTAATCATGAACATACTTCTGTATCCAGGTATCAAAACTTTTTTAATAAAATTTCCAGTCTTCTTACTTATGCTAACAAGTTGGTTCTTACTCATATACCTATACATCCTTCTCAACTAAAACATAGATACTTAGATCATGTAAATATACATGGTCATATTCATAGGAATGAACCTTTGCTGTTTATCCATGATGTTAATTACTTTAATATCAACTGTGAGTTTCATGAGTACATGCCGATTCTTTTTGATGATCTAATGGAAATGATTAGTCGTAAGCAAGAAGGGATATATAGCGAATATGGAAATCTTTAAAACAATATTTGGATCACATTTATACGGTACTAATACAGATAAAAGTGATCTTGATCTTAAAGGTATTGGACTTCCCACTATTGACCAGATATTACATGAGGAAAAAACAGGAAAAAAGATGAAGATAATCTATCGACATTCAACTGGTAAAAATAATAATAAAAATACTAGTGAAGATGTTGATACTGAAATCTATAGTTTAAAATACTTTATTGAACTTGCGTTAGAAGGTCAAACGGTAGCCTTAGACATGCTACATGCACCAAAAGAATTTTGGATGTTACATCATCTACTTTGGTATTATATCTATAGCAATCGTTCATCCTTTTATTCTAAAAATCTTCATTCCTTTATTGGGTATGCTCGTAGGCAAGCAGCAAAGTATGGCCTAAAAGGAAGTAGACTAGCTAATGTTCAAGAAGTAATACAGTGGATGGAGCAGCAAATATCAAAATATGGTCCACGTACTAAATTAAGGGATGCTGATTTAGATACCTTTCCTAAAGGAGATTATATTAAATGGTTGGAAGCACCAGACTCTAGCACTGCACATCCTGATCTACAAATAATTCCAAGTGTAAAAATATGTGAAAAAACATTTACTGTTACTACGCCGCTTAATTTTATACTAGCACCACTGGTTAAATATGATTCAGAATATGGAGTAAGAGCCAGACAGGCAAAGGATAACGCTAATATTGATTGGAAAGCAATCAGTCATGCCTTTAGAGCAGCCTACCAAGTACGAGAGCTATTTACTAAAGGCACTATTACATTTCCATTAAAAGAAGCACAAGAGCTAATTCAAATTAAATTAGGTATATTAGATTATTCTGAACTTGAAACAAAACTAGAAGAGTTGATTCAAGAAGTACTAGAATTAAAAGATAATAGTGGACTTCCAGAAGAGCCAAATAAAGATATATGGAATGGCTTTGTTGAAGATACTTATCTTGCAGTTAAATCAGGAAAATATAAATAGGGAGTATGTATGCTTAGGTTAGAGTATCTACCACATAATAAATGTTATCTTGAATCTAAAGCACACCAATGTTGTTGTGTATGCATCAATAGAAAAAGATTAATGGGACATCCGTGGTTTAATAAACAAAGTATTAGTAAACATACTGGGATTTATGTTTGTATAGCAGATAAAGATAACAAAGGCGAGTGTATGCTTACAGGAGAGCATAGTATAGGATGTGAACACTTTTCAAGGAAGGGTAAACCTTAATGTATAAAGTTAAAGAACTAGATCAGATAGAAGAAGACTTACCAAATATAAATAAAAGTAGAACTATAGAACTAATAATTATGAGCTTAATTAATACGTGCAGGAAACTATATCGTTTATTAAATAAGCGCAATAAGAAAAATTTGTTTCTTATTACTAAAGAATACCATAAACGACAGGATTTGACTTCTTGTAAATTTAGTATAACTTTTCAAGACCATGATGGGAATGTAGATAGTTTAGTCTATGATAGTCCTCCTTTTAATCTACAGGATAATAAGGACTTTATTAGAAGTGTTATTTTTACTGGATTCAGTTTATGGGCACAATCTCAGGGATATAAACTAATATTAGAAAAAGATGAACAAGCTAGTGGAGAAAAAGCAAGTGTTTAAAGTAGATATTTATCAAGATCAAGTATATTGTCAGAATTGTGGTGAACTTCTTATCCATGATATTCAGCAAATTAGTGATGGATACCATACCATTGATGAATTGTACAAACACCGTATTGCACTCTTTATAGCATTAATGAGTTGTAATACTAAAATTAGCTGGTGGAGTCGTTTACATTATGATGGAACAATGTTTGAAGGTTATGTTATTGCAGGTATTCAATTACCTACTGGAATGATTACATACCATTTTAAAAATATGTATATCGAGTATCTAAAAGTTGCAGGTATTAAAGAACTAGAAAATGCTCCTGAATGGGATGGACATACCTCGCAAGATGTTGTTAAGAGATTACTAGATGCAGTAAAGCCTCATTACTAAAAGGAGAAATTTATGAACGCCAAGTAATTAGACATAACAAGTGTAAAAGCCTGTGAAATTAATAATGTTGGAAGAAAACTTGTGGAGGATAGATTGTAATGAAAAACTTTATTACATTTGAAGGTGGAGAAGGGAGTGGTAAGACTACTATTATTAAAAAAGTAGATGCACTTATAAGAGAGATTGAGTGTAGAGATATCTATAATAGGGAAACATGCAAGGAAGAAAATGAATTTTTAAAAGCATACCTTACAGATGCTAAAGGTGCTATACTGACTCGTGAACCTGGTGGTTGTCAAATAGCAGAACAGATTAGGAATGTTATTCTTCATCGTGATAATATTACAATGAATGGAGTAACTGAGTTCTTTTTGTTTTGTGCAGCACGTCAGCAACATTTAGTAGATACAGTTATACCTGCTTTGAAGGATAATAAACTTGTACTATGTGATAGGTATTATCATAGTACCTATATCTATCAATGCCGTACCCGTAAATGTGTCAATGAGCGTGATTTTGATGATCTAAATACTAAAGCTATTTCGGTGGATAAAGTAGCATATCATCCAGGTTTAGTATTAGTATTTGATGTAGACACGGAAACAGGTTTAAGTCGTTCTACTAAGAGAAATGTAGACCAAAATAATCAGCAAGTACGACTAGATAATGAAACCCTAGAATTTCATAAAACTGTGAATAAAGAATATTCACAATTACGACCCAATTTTTATGTAAAGAATTTAGTCCACATAGATGCTAACAAACCGCTACGGGAAGTATACTTAGATGTTGTTAAAGTTATAACTAATTATTTATCACTAGCTCAAAAATAACAGTGGATGCTTGGGTTATAATTAAAAAAAGGAGAACTTACATGAGTGAAAGTCAACAACAACAAAGAGAAGGAATAGCTTTAGCTTTAAACTCTGATTTCTTAAATAGTCTGATTGATCAGATAGTAAAAGTCTGTTATTACGCTAATAAGCAGTATAGTTATGTTATCGGTGACTTTTCTTTTCCTGAGTATGAAAATGCCAATCCAGAAGTATTAAATTCAATGAGACAAGGTGTTATAGCAAGACTTAGTAATCCAAATATTTCAGATGAAGAAAATCATAATCAATGGATGAAACAAAGAATGTCAGAAGGATGGAGTTATGGTGAAGTTAAAGATGAGGATTTAAAGACACATCCTTACTTGCTAGAGTATTCAAAGCTACCACCACAAGTAAGAGCAAAAGATGCAATTTTTGGTAGCATTACTTTAGCAATGATTTCAGAATATTTTGAAATATAGAAAGGACTTAAACATGCGAGCACAAATTGTAGATGTAAATTATGAGGTTTGTGTAGTATCCTTGAAAGTAGTAAAAGAAAAAGTTATTATTCCTTATACGTGTTTGGCTGAACCTTTAGAGAATTATATGGTATTATGTGATGGAGAAATTGTCCCAAAAAATTGTATAGGTAAAGAACACATTATACTTTCTGCTATGCCTAAGGCTTCTACTAAGAGTATCTTACTTTTTGTGTATCAGCCTAAATCTAGTAACGAAACAAAAGCTAATATTAAATCAGTTCTTCTTGAAGCTAATGATATTGTTGAAAGTCGTCAAGCTAAATATGGAGATATAGCAGAGTCCTTTACTGAAATTGCCTTGTTGTGTAATTTAACCTTCACTAAGGATGAGATGACAGATGGACGTATGTCTACAGAGAAAGTATTAAAGACCATGAAAGCTGTTAAGCTTATTCGTGATAAGTATAGTCCTGATAATCCAGATCACTTACGAGATGAACTTGGTTATGGTGCTATTCAGCATAAACTTAGATTTGAATAATCATAAAAGGGTAGTTAGCCAAGTGCTGGCTACCCTATTTCTTGTTAAGGAGGATTAAATAAGTTATGTGTAAAGAACTTAAAAATGGAATCCCTATACTTATGTCTAAAACAAAAAATAAAACACTAAAAAGACAACACAAAAGACATGAGGATATTTTGAATGGTAAAAATATCGTTTTGTCAGAAAGGGAATTGTATGTACGTCAAAATGGCTGCTGTTTTTATTGTTTTAATCCTATGTCTCCTGCACCTTACTCTAAAAAGTATTTGGATGGTTGGACAAGGGATCATTTTTATCCAAAAATGTTTAATAACCCTTTGGAATCAAATATGGTACTCGCTTGTAGAACATGCAACAAAGGAAAAGATAATGATGCTCCATTGATAAAAGAAATGGATAGATTTAGAGCAATATACTTACTTGAAAAAGACCTTGGTGGTATATTTGGTACACAACAGACAAAGAAAAGAAAATATAAAGCTACAGAAAAAAGCCCATATTGTGCTTGTCAAATGAATAAGAAACCTAAAGAAAGAATTGAAGTAATATGGGAACAAGCTGATGGTAAGCGAATATGTAGAGAAGAAGGACTAATAAAATATTATCAAGTTACGTGCCCTGAGTGTGGTAAAGAATTTTCTATAGTAAAGGAAAATAAGGATCTAGGATGAAAATTAAACTAATAATTACTGAGTCTAATAAACTTATTAAATCTTTTAAAGCCAAAGTAAAGAGGCTTGAATCTAAACAAAAGAAGCAAGCTCATAATTTACAATGGCTTAATATTGAACATACCATAAAGTCATGTAAAGAATTTATGGATACTGTCTCTGAACTTAAAAAGACAAAGCTCAAGCTAAGTGAAATAAAGGATTCAGTAGATTATACCATTATAGTAGAAGCAAAAAATAAAAAATATGAGATTACATTCAATAAATGCTTTTATGGTGACTATCTTACAACACCCTTAGATCATAAATATTTAATAGCTAATGGCATATCAATACATAATAGAAAACTGGATAAACATTATGATATTCTTACCTTTATGCCTATTACGGAAGTGCTTATATCATTCTGTATTGAATGTGCTTCTGGAGTAGTTACCTTATCCTGTTCAAGCACTAATGTTGATCTTGAGATTGTAAGGACTCAAAATGTCAAGACAGATAATTAAACAGCCTAATGGTAAATACGCTGTATTTAGTTCAAATACTAATTCTTTTATTATTGAAAATTGTACACGGGAAGAACTAGAAATATTTTATATTGAAGAAGAAAAAGCTAAAATAAAAAACATTTTAGATATTATTATTGGTAAATTAGACGCAGGTATTAAACCATACTATCAGTTTACAATGACTTATGAAGAAGCTAAAAACACAATAAAGGAGAAACAATATGCAAGTAACACTAAACATAGACGCATCACAAATGGGCGATACAGTTCTAGATATTTTTAAAAATCTTACTACTGAACAAAGATCAGAACTTGCAATGTCAATGATGAAACAATGGTTTGCTGATCCTATTGATTTTGAAAAAGCTAATTGGATTCAGCAAGAAATTATGGATATTAAAAAGACTTGGACAAAACCCTGCGGTAATGATTATTGGAGTCCGAGTGTACCTGAAAAGTTTAAGAGTTTTAATCTCGACTGGACCTTAAAAAGTAAGATTGAAAAAGGAATCGCCACAGATGAAGAAATAATGTTTAGCGCTGAGTTCCAAAAATATATGGTACAAAATTTTACGTCTACTAGAGATATGATGGTACAGATAGTAATAGAGGAAGCTCGAAAGGTATTCAATACTCACGTTTCTACCTTTGTAAAAGAAGATCCTCAAATGGAAGAAATAAAGAATACTGCACTGCAAGAAGTAGTTAGAGCCTTCCCTGAAATGGCTCAACATGCCTTAGTATCTTATTTTATTGCTAATATGAATGGAATGGCAAATCAGTTAAATAACATGAATGCCTTGATGCCTTCTATGCAGTATTCTCTACAGAATGTATTGAATAAACTAAATGGGGGCAACAATGAGTAAAGGTTTAATTTCCACTAATGAAAAAGGTAGTGTTTGGATAAATGGATGTACTTACTGTTGTGCAGAATGTGGATACATAGGTTTTACTAAACTTCTATCTTATGACGGGTCAGCATACCAATGTGAGAATTGTGAAGAAGTATACATCGGACAGAATGAGACTTTTATACCATATGGAGTAGATGAAGTGCTGCATAATTGGAGAGCTTTATGAGTAATGTAAAATCAGATGCTCTTATTGATGAAATTTATGGAAACTATCCCTGAAAAAAAAATGGAGTCTCACTGGTGTGGATGAGAGTTGGGTCCTTGCGCTTGTTTAGGATGTGTGCAAATAGGCCGAGAATACTTACAAATAATATACAGATACCTATGGACAAGGTAGACTAGATAACGTTACACCTAAGGAATACTAGTTATGGCCATTAAGTTTATTGATGGTAATCTATTTGATAGTGGATGCATGATATGGGTTAATACCGTTAATTGTGAAGGTGTAATGGGTAAAGGTATTGCTCTTGAATTTAAGAAACGATTTCCGGAGATGTTTAAAGAGTATAAGGTGTCTTGTAAAAATAATGAAGTGCGAGTAGGAAAAATAGGTGTACACAAGACCTATAGCTTGCTAGATAATCCTAAATATATCTTTAACTTCCCCACCAAAGTTCTATGGAGAAATAGTTCTAAGCTTGAATATATTGAACAAGGACTAATTGACTTAGTATTCAAACTAGGAGAGTTGAATGGTCGGTTAACAACAGTTAAAGACCATACTAAACTTTCAATAGCTATTCCTGCATTAGGGTGTTCAAATGGAGGATTAGATTGGATGCAAGTAAGTTCACTAATGAACAAAGTACTTACACCTATTTCAGATGAAATAATTATTGAGATTTATAAACCTCATGAGGATTAAGCGATGACTTATATAGGTATAATTGGAAGCCGTACTAGAAATTCGGATCATGATAAAAAGGTATTAAAGAAAACCCTGTTAGAAGAGATAGCTAGATTAGGAAATAACTTCTCTAAAATAAGAATAGTCTCTGGAGGTTGTCTTACTGGTGGAGATCATTTTGCGGAAGAACTAGCAAGAGAACTAGGATTACCCATTCTTATTTATTATCCTCAGATATGGAACATTGATAAAAATTTAGCTGAAATAAATGGTAAAGCAGCTTATGCCCAAGTTGCTTATGCACGAAATACTAAAATAGCGGATAAAGCTAATATTCTTATTGCCTTAGTTAGTAGTAATCGTGAAGGAGGAACTGAGGATACAATTAAAAAGTTTTTGACTAAAAATACTAGGGAAGCCTTGATTCTAATTTAAGAGGGTTAAAATGACTTTTAAAGATCAGATTGAATGTAGTAAATATGCAGTACAAATTAAAAAATTTGTTGAGTATCTAGTTAGTACAGACTTTGAAAGTATCACAGATGAGGAATTTAATTTTTTAGAACTACTACATAAGGCTAGTGGTTTAACTATTGAACATTTAGAGCAAAAGATTAGCGAGGGTGTAACTGTTGAAGAACTAATATTAGTAATAGATAATTTAATTGAACTAAGACTAGGTAAGGAGAATAATTGTGAGTGTAAAGGTCGTTGAGTGTAAGGTTGTTTGTCTGCAAGCACCTACTATCCGTAGCCAAGAACGCTTGAGTGCAAAGGCCGCTAAGTTCTGTACCAGCCCGAAGTCTATAACTGAAATAATGAATGACGATAGTGATGATGAAGCTATTCTTAAACGAGTAGTAGGCTACGGCCATTTATCTGTACTAGAGTTTGATAATTGGATTTTTGGTGTAGAGGGAGTATCAAGAACATTGACTCATCAACTTGTAAGAAAAAGGATTGCTAGTTACGCCCAAGAAAGTATGCGCTACACAAGTCAAGATGGGGAATATCAGATAATTGTACCTAAGAGTCTTGAAGGTAAAACTGCTACTATTCGTATACCTTTTAATTGTTTACCTGGTAATTTACAAGAGAGTCCTGAATTTAAGAAAGGTATGGATATACAAGTATCTTTAGAAGAATTAGCGGATATATCTCATCAATGGTACGAAGGAATGCAGGCTAAGTCTGTGCCTAATGAAGACAGTCGCTTTGGTCTCCTAGAAGCATCAAAAACAAAGATAATGATTCAGATGAATAGTCATGCTCTTCTTGATTTCTTTGCTGAACGTACCTGCAGTTGCGCTCAATGGGAAATCCGAGGTATGGCTAGAGAAATGCTTAGAATCTGTAAAGAACTAGATCCTGTAGTATTTGAAAATGCTGGACCTAAGTGTATTAAACTAGGATACTGCCCTGAAGCTAAAGCAAAGCACTGTGGGCTACGCCCTCACAAAACTGATATTTAATAATTTATAATATATAAAAAATGGAGGAAATCATGAGCATAAAAAATAAGATAAAAGATCTCTTAACAATTAGACAAACAAAAACTGAAAATTTGGAAAATGACAATTATCAGTATGTAGTTGCACAAGGTTTAACTTCAATGGTTAAGTGTGAATCTTGTGGAGAAGTATATTTTAAATATAATCCTATTCAAGATAAAGTATTTAGCATGTTAGATATAGGTTGTTTTAACTGCAATAATAAACAATATTATACTTTCGTATCTTTAATGCTAGATGTATATGAAAAGAGCCAGATTAAAAAGAAACAGCATGTAAAAAAGATAGTTTTAATTGCAGGATCAATAGTAGAGTATTCTATAGAAGATATTGAGACAATAAGCTGTGATCAGCTTAGATCACATATAATAAAAGGAATTCCTGTTTGGCTTAAATTTTTAGATCTTAAATATTCAATTTCAGTTAATTGGCAATCCAATGAAAATTGAAAAGTATGAAGTTAAAACCTTTAAAGAAGTTTTAAAATGTGAAGAGAAAAACTGCGATGGATACTTAGAATTTACAGGTAAGGTAGAGTCTCAAAAAGATATTAAAGATACATCTAAGTATATTACTCTCTATGAACACGTATGCACAAAGTGTACAAATTCAAAAACTATAGTAAATGAAAAATATCCTCGTTTAGTATATGAATAGAAAGAAATGACTATGAAGTTTAAACTAGATACACTTGATAAGGATAATGAGAAATTTGCTCCTAAATTTGTAGTTCAAGAACATAATGCACTTAAAGCTGGATTACATTATGATTTAAGACTTCAAGTTGGAACGGTTTTATTTAGCTGGGCTGTACCTAAAGGTATTCCCAAAAAACCTGAAGTAAAAAGGTTAGCTATTAGAACTGAAGATCATAGTATGTCCTGGATTTCTTTTGAAGGTGTTATCCCTAAAGGTGAGTATGGTGCAGGAATTGTTAAAGTATATGACAGTGGTGTATATATACCACTAGAAGTTACAAACAAAAAACTTATTTTTAAATTAAAAGGTAAAAAATTTAAAGGTATATGGATGTTAGAACTTATGTATGAAACAAAGTGGTTGTTATCAAGAATGAAGGAGGAAAACTAAAATGGTTTTTGTATTCACTGGAGCTAAAATTCTGTCCATTTTATGGGAGTATAAAAAAGAGATAATAATAGGAATTTTAGTATTAATATTGATAGGATTTGGATATTATTTCAAGAAAGTATTAGCAGATAATAGAGCCAAAGATGTAAAGATTCAGAGTCTAAATGAAGATATAACAAGAGAAAAAATATCGGTAGATCGTTTGAGTAAATCTAATGACTTGTTATCCGCAGATCTTAAAAAGTATATAGATACAACTAAAGTTATACAAGAAAAGAACTCAAAGCTAGAAACTAAATATAATAATCTATATGCAAATTATATTAAGTATTTAAAGTCAATTCCACAAGGCGAAATAAAATTGGGAGGATTAACAGATGAAGGTACTAAATGTAATGTCACTAAAAATTCTATTCTTGAGCCTGTTGTTATTATTCCTTTCGGCGTGCCAAAAACCGATAGTTTGCCCACCAGTACCGGAACCAATTAATTGTCAGTATAAAGTATGGCCAGTTTCAGAAAGACCTTCATTAATAGAAGTGAAAGCTAGACGCTTAGATGATCCTGAAGTAATAGGAGGTTTAAGTAGAAAAGATTTAGAACTGTTACAAGAAAACTTAAATAGGATTCTATTATGGGGAGATAAAAACTATAATACATTATTAGAAATAAATAAACTATCATCATCAAAAGTTCCGGTTGTCAACAAATAAAGATGAAGATGAAGATAAAGAAAGAGCCTGTGTAAAATTTTACACAGGCTTTCTCTATAACCTAAATGTCTACTTCTTCTAAAGAATTTATATAATCTGCTGCCTCAGTTTTTTCTTGTTTCTTCTTATTAACTAATGATGGATACTTTTTCTCAAAGAATTCTTTTAGTTTAACTGGGTCACGCTTCAAATAAAAGTTTACTACCTCAGAGATTTTATCCTCAATAATCTTATCATCTTTACTTTCCTCTTCTTCATCATCTATTGGTTCAGTATCTTCTATTTCTTCTCCGTATTTAGTTGTACTTTTAGGTTCTCTAACCTCTGTCTTTTCTCCGTTCTCATCATCAATATCTTCATATTCATCTTCATCTTCAGTGTCTATGTACTTAACATCTAGCTTATCTGGTGCATCTTCAAAAGCTTGTTTCAATTTCTTCTTCAAAACATCTGGAATACCTTCTATATCTTTATCCTCTATTTCTTTTTTCTTGGCTGTAACGTTTTTAAGCTCTTCAATCGGGTCATTGGATTCTTTTTTGCTATTGACTTCATCTTCTGTAACTTCTTCAATGTCGGAGTTTTCCGCAAGCTCATTTTTATTGTCATCAGCAGACACGACCTTTTTCTTATTGTTAGATTTTCTTTTACTATTAATCTTCTTCTTTTTACTTTTACTATTAGTATCATCTTGATAATAAGTATCAGGTTGTCCTGTACTGTCTCGTTTCAATTCTAGCATTTCTATATACTGCCTAAGTTGATCTTCATTTCCAGTAAATTGCATATTCTTAGATAACTTAATATGGTATATACCATCTTTGTCTGCTTTTGCAGATTTAAGTTTTTCTAGTTGTTCTTCATATGTTAAATATCCAATAAGATCATTCTTATTTAAACCTGCTTTCTTATATTTAGACCACAATTCTTTTTTAGATAAATTACCATAGTCTGATCTGAAAGTATCTTTATCTTCTATTGATAATGACTTAGGTGTAATAGATTCTATATACTTTCTCTGTTTTTCTATTTGCTCTTCTCTTTCTCTTTCTAACTTTTCAAGATGTTTTCTTTTTCTTTCTTCAAGAACGTCATCTGTTATTTCAAGTGCTTCTCTACCTAATACCGCAGCAAATGGACCTAATATTATAAAAGCCGCTGAAAACAAAGCTAATTTAGCAAAGGTAGATTCACCTATCTTTCTATAAGTATCGGTTAAGAAAATTTTACCGTCTTTTACATAGGTTGATCTATTTGCTACTATATCCTCTGCCATCTTTTTTCGTTTTTCTCTAGGCAATTTCTTTATTTCTTCTTTTACTTCTTCTGTTATTTTTGCTGCGTCCTTTTTAACTTTTTCTTCTGAATAAATATTATCTGGCTCTTTTTGTTCTTGTTCTTTTTGTTCCTCTGTTTTTACATCTACATCTTCCTTTTTAGTATTATCTGGTTCTTTTTCATTATCTGATGTTTTTTCATTATCAGGAGCTTTTTCATTATCTTCATTTTTTTCATTATCAGGAGCTTTTTCATTATCTTCATTTTTAGTATTATCAGGTGCTTTAGACTTCTTATTCGCAGAACCTTTCTTTTCTTTTTCCCACAAACGTTCTGCTTTGTATGGTTCTATTTTTTCACCAATTTTACGTTCATTTTCTAATCTACGTTGTTTCTCTTTATTCGCAAGGTTTTCTTTCTCTTGATCTGACATCTTTAACCAAGTTTTAGATGGTTTATCATCTTTACTTGAATCATATTTCTGATTAGCTTTTTTAAGATCTGACAGTTTAATTGCTGCAATAGTTAGTTTCATGTCCATGCCACCTTTGTATCTGGATCGGTATTTGTAAAATTATACATATTTATTTTATACCAATCTTCTGGCGTAATATTAAAGACAGTATGAAGTTTTAAATTTATAAGTATTCTCCAACCATACTCATACGCTAATTTTTCTCTATCATTTCTTGATATATTAGTATTCTTTTTATTATATAAGTATGAATGCCAGTGTCCTAGTTCATGAGCAAGTATAATTATTTTCTTTCTTAGTTTTTCATTTTTTGAAACATAAATCTTCTTGTTTTGATAATCGCACCGACCTAAAACAGAAATATTATCTATAAAAATAACTTCAGTTCCAAGCCCTCTAGCTATATCTACAAGTTGTTGTAGATGCTTATTCATCATTAACCCCTCCTACTATAGTGTTATTTTAAGTAATGTGGAGAATTAGTTTTTATAGCCATTTTTAAATATTCAGCAAAATCTTTAACTGATTCTGCTTTTAAATAGCTTTCTTTAATAGAAGGATTGGAGATATGCGACTTTGTACTTCTCATGAAATCATCTTTTTCATCTATAGTTTTATCTAAATATACGACTATATCTTTAACTGACACTTTATTAAGTTTTAAATTTGAAGCACTCAATACACTCTGTCTCATCTTATCTCCAATCATGCTTTTCTTTTATCAACTCTAAATAAGTTACTGCAGTGTTTCTCCACCATTTCTTTTCCTTTAAATTTTCATAAGAATGTTCTTTACAATAGTCCAAAAGAACTTCATATTGTATTTTATTAAAAGAATTCCACAATACGTTTTTATCTACAACAACCTTAAAAGGTAGTTCCTTTAAAACTGATTCATTATAGAATCCAATCAAATAACCTAATAGTAATTTATCAAAAGCTCTATCTTCATCTTGATTTAAATTGCTTGGATGATATTTAGCATTAGATAAAATAGGAAACAGATCTGATGCAGTTTTTATATATTTTCTTTTATCTTTATACACAGGTGAAATGTTATTGCAGTTTCCTATTACTTTAAAAGAACTTGTTGATAAAAATACAGCTTGAATTGGTTCTGACTCATGTATAATACCTTGTCCGTGTTTGTCTGCAAAACCAGAATAACCACATTTTCTCAAAAGCCAATTCCATTTGATAGAAGCTATTCTTCTTTCAACATCTGTAAAGGAATTTATACTTAAAATTGGTGTAGTACTATCCTCTGAAGGGACAGCTAAATTCATAGATATTAATCTGCATAAATTCCAAAAGAAACCACCAGGATTTTTTACTTTTGTAGTTATTATATTCTTAGCATAAATATTTGCCCATTTATCATACACTTTTTGTTTATACTCTTTCTTCCAGCGTTCTATAAAAGCTACATCATGAGTATTAGTATAAGATAAATCTACTTCCATGTTTTTTAAAGATTCTTCTATAAACAGATCTTTTAAAAGTTCTGAATCCTTATCATAGTTTTTAGAAGTATAATCAGAGTATAAATCATCTATAAAGATATTTGAGTTAGACTTTGGGGTTATTATCCAAATATGAGGTAAATTAGCTGCAAAAGGCAATTTGTTAAGTGAAGATGCATAGTCTAAATCGTATTCTACCCATACTGTAGCTAATGGATAGGTATAAATACCTAAAGGGGTATTATATTTACTTTTAGGATTTATACCTATCTTGTTTATCTCAGTGAAACTAATATAGGCATTTGGATCATTTTTCCACTGCCTTAAATAATCAACAGCAGATATTTTCTTATTTTGAGTAGGATTTTTTCTAGCAGCTATAGATACTTTTCTCATATCCTAAATACCGAAACAGATTCTTTTACTTCTTCAATGAATACAGTTGAACCTATAGAGCTGAATAAAATAAACACTATGCAAATGTATACTATTACCTTTGTTTTTAACATATAGTTTTTAGTAAAATTTAACATCTAATTCTCCTTTTATAAAACACCTTTATCTTTAAACAATTTTATTGCTTGGTCTGGAGATATTATCTTTATCTTCAAATCTCTAGCTTTCTGCATTTTAGCACTAGTACTATTCGGATCTTTTGCTACAAGATAGGTCAATCCATTTTTAACAGATGATTCTACTTTACCGCCATTTGCTATAAGTAGTTCTTCTAAGTCTCTTTGTCTAATGCCAGTCCAACAAATAGATACATTTGAAAATACATTACTTAATTTCTTTTGTTCCTTCTTCTTGTTTATTTTTAATACATCAGAATTTCTTTTCAAAAATGAATTAAAAGGTTTAATACCTTTTGCAAATTGAATTGCAGTGTTAGAACTAAATCCAGGTATTTTAGAAATTTCTTCTGCTACAGTTCTTACTGTATAACCTTTCCATCTACTAAACATTTCATCTTTATAAACTTCGTATATTTTATCTAGTCTTGTTTCTCCAAAGTTTACTCCAAAGTATGGAGTAGCAGAAGCTAGAGTAGGTAAGTCTACAGTCTGTAATGCTTTAGTAATACCTTCATATAATTTTTCTGCACTTTTCTTTTGAATACCATCAATAGATAATAAATCTTTTACAGTAATGTGAATTACTTTATCTATAGAGTCAAAGCCGTGTTCATAAAAACGTGTTATTAAGCCACGTCCAAGATAATCTACTCCTATCCGACTAAAGAATCCGGATATTTGTTTTATCTTTACAGTATCATTCTCATGTGGTTCAGATAATACTAAATCAACTTTTGTATCATTCCATTCATAATTACCTACTACATCTTTATCTGGCATTTGAGGTTTCTTAGCTTTATCTATTACTTTAAGTATATGTGGAATTACATCGCCAGAACGTGTTAATAATACCTTAGCTCCAGGACCTAATTTATTTTCATAAACAAAAGAGGCATTAAAAGCTGTAGCATATGATACAGTAACACCACCTAATTTTACAGGAAAAATACGAATCCGTGGTTTTAAATATCCATGTTTAGATACAGCCCATACAACTTCTAGTACTTTAGCTTCAACTTTTTCAGTATCACCAGTCTTAAATGCTTTAGCATATTTAGGATTTATTGAATTAGTTTCATTACCAAGGGATTGTCTGATCTTAGCATTATTTACTTCTATTACAGCCCCATCTAAATCAAAGTCACCCATTAGCTTTCTATCAGAAATATACTTTGTTAACTTCTCTTCTGAAATATCTTTAGCTTTAAATACTTTGTAAGGAACTACATGAAAACCCATATCTTCAAGTTGTTTAAGTTGTTGCTTTTTATCTAAGTCTTTTTCTCTACTCATTATAGCATAAGTTACAACATTTAACTTAGCTAAAACTTTTTTATTAGGTGATAATCTATTAAATACACCAGCTATCATATTGCGTGGATTAGCAAATTCCGAGTTACCTTCTTTAACCAAGAGTTTGTTAAACATCTCAAAATCAGAGTTTGCTAAAATTCCTTCAGCTCGTATAGTTAGATTCTCTTTAGCATATTTAGAATTAAGTTTCTTAGGTACAGAAGGAACTTGAAGTATATGCCTAGTTACATCTTGTCCAATATAACCATCACCTCTAGTTGTAGCTTTTACTAAATTTGAATTTCTATAAGTTAAACTCAGACTTAATCCATCTAACTTATCAGAGACTATATACTCATCATCTTTTGTATCTTTTATAAATTTATTTGTAGTAGAACCATCTGGTTTAATCTTACGTAATGAACCCATTTTATATTCAAGTTCTACCTTTTTCCTAACATCTTTTTCTTCTATTACTGGTGCCCCAACTGATTCTAAAATCTTAGCTTTTTTAGGATCTATAGATAGCAACAGTTCTTTTAGTTCGTCATATTGATCATCAGTAAGACTTGATTGTTTTTTACCTGTATGATAATCAGAATTGGCTTGTGTTACTAGATTAAGTAACCACCCGAAGATATCTTCTTTACCTGCACTAATGTAGGTACTAAAGTTGTAAATCAGTTTAGGAGAAATAATGTTCAAGCTATAAGGCGCTGATTGAACATCTTTCTGTGTTAATCTAGGTATCATCCAAAGCATTTTTCTAGTCTGTATGGAGTTTAATACTTTGACGGGTATAATTCGAATATCTTGTGGATGTAACATTTTTTCTATAAGGTTACGTCTATTGAGTATCCTTCTTATAAATAGTTGCTCAAAATCTACAGGTGCTAGATAAATTGCAAATTCATCCTGAATCCAATAAGCTATAACTGCAGGATCTAAAGATATTATAGTAAAGTATAAATACTTTAAAGTTGATCCTGTTCGTACTTTACATCTGAATCTAGCACCTATATATAGATCATAACTTTCAAGTTGGATATGATCTTTTCTATTACTCTTCCAATAGGCATCAGCATTTTTAAAAAGACTAGTCTTCATATCTTTTAATAAAATCATCTTTGTCTACCTACCTTTCTTGAGTACAAATAAAATAGCTTATACCAAAAACAACTACAAAATAGCTTAGATTGTTATAATAAATACAACTAAACAAAGATACCCAGAATCCCATACACATCCTACACTCGATAAAGTGTTTTTCATAAACTAATGGAGCTTTTATCCATGAGTTTAACGGACTGTAAAGACCTGGGTATCTTTTTATAATAACATATCTAAAAGGTTCTAAGATAGAACTACTAGCTAAAATCAAAGTAATAGCATATACTTCAAAAACCTGTTTAACAAATAAAAGTATTATTGAACAAGAAGAAGTCATTTATAATGCTACTCTATAAATAAGTTCTACATAAATATCTCCAGTATCTTCAGCTTTATTTTCAATCTTAAAGTATAGACACTTATCTGTATCTAATTCTCCATACTTCTGTGAATGAAAAGGATTAAACTTAGCCCAAAATGAAGATAAATTTGTATCTTCTAATAGTTTATTTATGTCAGTTTTTCTATAAATTGTCATTAAAGAATCTATGTCTACATTTTCAAAAGGCATGATATAAACATCATAAGAAGTAGATAAACACTGAACTTTAACAGAAATTAAAACGCCTTTTGTACTAGTTAAATCTAATCTAAAACTTTGAGTAGTAGATGCAGCTACTGGATCTAGTTTATACCGAGTCATAAGATATTGGTCTACTTGGAACATCATTGGTCCAGATATAAAAATTCTACTTGCTTCGGGCATCATACACCTCTTATGTTAATTTATTTTAATAAATGCTTCTGTATTAAAAGATTTAAGTTTACTTATGTTTCTACTTTTTCTATAAACTCCACCTACAGGTCCAGTCTTAGCTTGCTCTCTTTGTGAACGTATGTCATCTACACCTATAGTGTTAGCCCCAATAGAACCAAATTTAGATTTAACCAGCGGACTTGTTACAAACTCTGCATGACCGGCCCAATCATACTTATCTAAACCAGAACCATCTAATTTTTTATTGTTAGACCAAATAGCTATCATCCCAGGTTTTAGAATATACGAACCATATTCTACATCTTTTGCAGGTACTACAGTAAAAGCATACTTATCTTTTTTTACTATTTTTAGCAATGTTGATACTCTTCCAATTTTTGGTAAAGGATTTCTTTTGCCATGTGCTTCATAGACACTACCAACACAATAGACATTGAAAGTAACACAATAAGATAATCCAGGTGGTAGCCCTACATACTTAAGCCACATATCTATCTCTGGACTTCTATTACCATTAATAGGATTAAGCTCTCTTACATATAAGTAAGATTCTGCTTTCTTTAAGACCTCTAGATCATAAGGTCCAGAAAATACTACGTTAGGTACTGAAAATAAAAACAAGAAAGTTAAAATTAACAAGATTAACTTCTTCATCTTTAATTCCAATTATAGTGCTATAACTAAAGCAAGAGCTAACCATGCAAAACCAACTAAAAGAGCTAATGCTATATTATGCTCATCTACTATTTCTTTATAAACATCGAATTTAAGACCATTTAGAGTAATCACAAAACCTAATGCAGAGATAAACCATAAAGCTGTAGACTGCATAGAACTTGCACTTATCCTAAGTGCAGTTCCGTACTCAGGACCAGTAGTAGGATTAAAATACTTAAACACTAGTGTAATATATACTACCGTTATAATAACAAAAGCTAATGCAAAAGTATTATGGTTAATAAATGGTTGTTTCTTCTTTTCCTCACTTGGCTTTTCCTCACTTGCAGTTACGTTTTCTTCAGTTTTAGTAGTATTGTCTTCCATTTCCATTCTCCTTTTGTTAATATATTAACTACATAATAAATTACATAGTTCAACGAGATGCTCCACCTCCACAGCAACTTCGTGGAGAACGAGTAACAGGTGTTCTATGAACGTTACTAGTTTTAGGAAATAAAGTATTTATTTTATCTTTAAACTCTACTATGGTTAAGACTGTTAAACCACTATCTTTACACTTAGATATGAATAGATCATAATTATTGTAATATTGACTTAATAAAGTGTAATAAGGATCTAAAATAGTTGTCATAAAGTCCTCGTATTATACTACTATATATTTGGTAGATTTGTTCTTAATAAATTTACATCAGTTATAATTTTGTTTACACAGTCGATATCACATACATGCCAAGCTTTATATCCTGTACCTAAGTTTAAAGGTACTTTATAAGTACGCTGTTTTCCTTGGTCTGAGTATATACTAACTTCAGCATTTGAAGATGTTATATCTGGTGTTTGAGAATAATTGTACACCCATATTTGATAAATACCTATATTTGGAGTTTTAGCAGTAACAGTTTCTGGACCATAACCATCAGTATCATCTATGTCTAGCCATCCAGATGGTGTGGAAATTTCACTTCCTTTATTAGCCCAGTTACGGTCTATGTAAGTTGATCCTGATGGTACATACATATGGATATCTAAGTCAGAAGGTTTGTAACCCCAACGTAATACAGCACGATAGGCACCATCCCATAGAGAGGGCGATAATAAAACAGTTATTGCTATCGCAGCTTCAGTTAAAGTAACTGTTACGGTTTCTGTAACAAATTGATCTTTAGCGATTGTGACTGTTCTAAGTCCTGCCTTTATACTAGTAAACTTAGCTTCACCAGAAGTATTTGTATTACTAGATTCTCCAGTGTCTATAGATACAAGTGCACCTGAGATAGCTTTAGCATTAATTGCATTAAAAACTGTAACAGTTATCGTACTTAAAATCTTTACTTCCCAAGTATATGTTTTGGGATTAACATCAAAATTTCCATTTAAGTCCTTTGCTCTAACTGAAAAGGTATGAAAACCTGAAGATAAATTAGTGAAAGTAAAAGGACTTTCTTTAAAACTTGTAACTGAGTCCAAAGTAACTTCAAAGACACAATTAGGTTTATCTGCGTGATAAGTAAACTGCCCACTTGAGCTATTATCTATTGGATAAGTATCAATAAAGGTATTAGGTGTTACTGAATCAATAGTCCAAGTATAAGAAATAACATCTCCAGAATTTCCTGCCATATCTTTAGCATAAATTTTTACAATATTAACTCCTTCAGGTAAATTGCTATATGGTATGATAGGACTGTATACTACGTTTTCTGTATCACTATCATTATAAATAAAATGATAGCTGCAATTTGTTTTATTTGAGACAACTTCAAATGTTCCATTTGGTCCTGTCGGCTTTGTAACAAAAAATAATTTTGGTGGAACTGTATCTATATTCCAAGCTAATTGAGCAGGTGTAACATCTATATCTCCAAATAGATCAATCGCTCTAACCTTTATCACATAATGTCCATCAGCTAAATCAGAAAGAATATAAGGACTTTTCGCAGACACCCATTCACCATATCGTATATCTGTATTAGATAATGTTACGTCTAAAGCTACTTCAAAAGTGCAACCAAGTTTAGGTGACATAAAGTCTATATCCCAGTTAACTTTATTAGTATATTCAGGAATTATAGTAGTTATAATAGTATCAGGTGGAGTCCTATCTGTATTTACAAACCAGTTATAATACTTTTCTGGTACTTCTATATTACCATATATATCACAAGCCTTTACTCTAAAATTATGCGGTCCAGAATTTAGATTATATAATTCTACTAATATCGTTCTATTATCTGGATCTGACTCTAAAGGATAAGACTTTAACCATATAGAATTATCTAAAGAGTACAACTCGTACTGAACTGGTTTATCTACCTCTATTCTTATAGATGCTTCCTGTGAGATAGATATATTAGGTGGAGTTTCTACAAAGGTAGAAACTGGTTTTTTAGTGTCTATACTCCAAGAATACTCTGCTGGTGATGGATCAATATTCCCAGCTCTATCTATAGATCTAACTTTAAGTAAATGAGAGCCTAAAACTAGATCATTAAATTTATATAGATTACCTACATCTTTCCACTCAGAACCATCTAAACTAATCTGGTAGGTTGCTCCAATTCTAGTAGATGAAAATGTAAATACTCCTGAAGTTTGATTAGAAAACTTTTCGGGAAATGTTACAATAAATGTATCTGGATATATTATTGATCTAACAGATGGTAACTCAAGTAAGCTCTCTGGAAAATATACACCTGGAGATGGGTGAAATCTAAATGCTTCTGTAACTCCATCTGGTAAGATTGTTTTAGATGAACCATATCCTACATTTGGATAAACAACTTCAATACCTTCTACACTCCAAGATTTTTCAGTTGATTCTCTCTCCACAGCTCCAAATAAATCTACTGCTTTTATCTGTATAGTATAATCGCCATTTTTTAAATTAGATATTGTTATACTTGCACTTGTCTTAGTTGAGTCATTAGGATCTATATTAAATACTTTCCAAGACGATCCGTTCAACGAGTATAATGCATGACTCAATGGTTTGTTAGCAACAATTTTAAAGGTAGCAGTTGATTCTGTACTAGGACTAATTGGGTACTTTATTATATTTGAAACTGGTGGATCTTCTACTTTCCATGAATAAACACGTGCCTCATCCTCCAAATATCCAGACCCATCTACTGCTCTTATAGATAGATTATGAAACCCTTCTTGCATAGATGTAAATGTTATCTTGAACGTTTTATTAGTTACATCTTCAGGCCAAGGGTATATTTTATTCTCCGGTTGATCGTCTAAAGTATATTCTATATGATCGACTGGTTTATTAGTTACAATAGTAAATTTAGAATCTGTAATCTGTGATACTTTTGCTGGTGTCTCAATAAAGGTAGAATATAAAACTGTTTTATCTTCATACCAAGTATAAACAACGGGTTCTAATTCTCTGTAACCTTTAGTATCTACAGCTGTAAATTGTACTTCATTTTTACCTTCAAAAGGTTGTGGTATTCTAAAGTAGAATCTTTCTTGTCCAGAGGAGTTTACTTCTGAACAAATTTCGCTAAAAGATTCTTTATCTTCACCGTAATAATGATAACTTTCAATATATGCAACTTGTTTATTTACAGATAACTCTATTACTTTTGGATCGTTTGTTTCAGATATATTTACTATTGTAGTAATAGGACGTACTACTTTATTCCAAGTAAATTCATGTTCAGTTAATTCTTCGAATCCAAATTCATCTACAGCTTTATATCTTATCGTATATGATCTATCAGAAAGATCATATAATGAAATATCTACTGTCTTGTTATCAGAAACTCTATCTGAAGGTTTGACAAAAACATAAGGATTATTATTTAAGGAATATCTTACTCCCAATACAGTTTTATTTGTAGTAATTAGAAAATAACTTGCTAAGTCTAAATCTGGATCAGAAGGATGTTCTACTAATGTAGACTGTATAGGTATAAAAACATTAGTCCAAACTATTACATTTTTATATATCTCAAGATTATCATCTGTATCTACTGCTTGAACTGTTAGCTCGTGTTTAACTCTATCATCAGAATCATCATAGGTTAAAGATAAAATAGCAATATCACCTTCTGGATAATCTTTTGATGGATATAGTTTAAAACTTGGATTATTATCCAAAACACACCAGACATATTTCAAAGGTTTAGATGACTTAAAGGTAAAAGAACATTGCTTACTTTTATTTAAGGTTTCAGGTTTTTCTAAAATACTTAGTACAGGACGAATATCAGACATAGTTCAATCCTTTTAGTTTTGAATTGAAAAATCTATCTAAATTTAATAAACTAAAACCTTCCATAGAAAGATAATTATGAACTAAATACATAGAATAGAATAACGAGTATTTAAGAACTTCACAATTATGTTTATTATGTTTTATATTAGCCCAACATATATTTCCACAAAACCATCTACAGTTACAATTTTTATCTATTGTGCAAACTCCAATCTTTTTATCTTTGTTGGATCTTTGTCTATATATGTCTAAATTAAAATCTTTAGCTTTACAGATAACATCTTTCTCATACTCTTCAGGTCTATTTGTATTGGAGGCTCTAACCTGACATAGATGTAAATCTCCAAGATGATTTAAATGTACGGCTGGAGAGCATGACTCTATATTAAGTCTCCAGTTATAAGTATTTCGTATATATTTAAGAGGTTTATGAAAGATAGATTCTTGTAATGAAATTTCATCTCTTTCTATTCTTTCTATTTCTTTTTCAAATATAGATTTAGTTAAAACTAAAGGATCCTTTCCTTTAATGTAATTAAAATCGTGGGTCAGTTCTTTTTCAAATGGAAGATTTTGAGTTCTAATATCTTTTAACTCATCTAGTTTATCACTAGGGTAAGTTACAGCGACTTCTATAAATGGAAGAACTTCTGGAACTTTAGCGATTATACTTTCTACATGCGCTTTAGCATTAAAGTCATGTCCTTCAAAATCTTTAATCTCATAATCTAAGGCGATATACATTTTTGTCTTTGTTTCTACTAACCAATTAGCTATATCTTCTGTAAGAAGCATTCCATTAGAGTTTATAGTCATTTCATCAAAAAATGTTCTTATTTGTTTTACAAGATCAAAGTCTAATAAAGGTTCTCCTCCAGAAATAATTACTTTTCTAAACGAATTTTTGGGCAATATCTTAGACAGGTGCTCTAGATCAGAAATGTCTACTCTTTTATGATTAGTATTAGCCGCAGCATAACAAAAGGTACAATTCATATTACAGACATTATTAACTATTACATAACCTATGTTAGGAATTTTATTTACTGCCTGAGTTTCTAGTTTATTGTACTCTTCATATATCTCATTTTGATGAGTACAAAGTACAGGCATTGAATAATTAGTATAAAATTCTACAGGTTTATTTTGACGTATTTCAGACTTTAAAAATAAATGAAATTCTGGAACATATAAGATAGCAAATCCCGTAGAATTATCTTTTATACCAATAGCATTTACTAAAATTTTTGATGAAGACATAAATATATTACCTATCTCTTAAGATTTCTGATAACTTTGTATTCGGATTTAGTATTGAATTAGTATTCAAATAGTTAAACTTATAATACATACTATATGCTATTCCGAAGCGTGCCATTTGACATTGATGTTTAAGATTACCCTTTTTCTGCCAACACAATCCTGAACAAAAATATTTCATAATACATGAACCACAAAAACTTTTAATACCGTATTTACCTACTCTTAATTGTTCTTGTTTAACTTCTTCTAAATCTAATGAATCTATTGACCATACTTTTGTATTTTTTAAACGAGACTCAGGTAAACTTGATAACTCATTACAGATAGTTAAGTTTCCACTGGGTGTTAGGGCTAATGAATTTCCACAACAACTATAGTTGTATTCATTAGTAGAAGCTGTTTGTACATAGTTCAAATATCTAAAAAATATTGATTCTTGAAGACTAATAGAACCAGTTTCTATATTACTCATTTCAAGATCAAAACCTTCAGAACTAACTACATAATTTTTATCTTTTGGATCTAAAAAATTGTATAGTCTCCATATACCTGACTCAAAAGGTTTTTGTTGTTGCCTAAGCTTAGGCAAATTTATAAGTTCTTCTATTGGAAGAACTGTCCCAAAAGATATTATATCTAACAATTTAGGATACTTATAAATGTACTTTTCTAGTAAATCTCTTACAGGACTAGAGTGATGACCAATAAAATCTGGAATATCAAAATCTAACGTTATGTATAACCATGTCTTTGTATCTATACACCATTTAATAATATCTTCTGTTAAAAGACTACCATTAGTATATATTACAACCTTTGAGTATAACTTTCTTACTGACTTAACCGTATCAAAATATAATAATGGTTCACCACCAGATAAAATAAGATGATCAAAACATTCTTTAGGAAGCTTTTCCTTTAATCGTATAAGATAGTCTAAATTTATTTTTCCTAGTTGCTCATTTTTATGAGCATAACAAAAAGAACATCCCATGTTACATTCATTAGTAATGGTTACTGTACCTATAATTGGTACTTTATCTGATTCTTCTTTTTGTTTATTAAGATATTCTTTCGAGAAGTCTTGTTGTATTTCATTTCTATCTTCAAATTTTATTCTTTCAGTCTGTATAACTTCAGGACAATAATTGAAAGAATGCGTCGAAGAATGATATTCAAGAACACCTGGAATATCTACCATTTTTATGGATAAAGTATCAATCATATTCTAAGTTATCTACCATATAAGGTTTGTCTATACAGCGGTCTAAGTTATTATCTATAAGATCTCCACCATAGTATATGTCTGGATAATGTTCTTTTAGATATTCAAGTCGTCTCTTAGCATCCTCCTCTGTTCGTCTATCTGGAAGATTTGCACTAGCTGTATTTTTGTTTAGTTTGAAAATATATACTATAAAAATTTCATAATGTTTACGTAAAGACATAGAAGCTAAAAATTCTTCCCAAGTTTCTCCAGGAAAGTTTACTATGACTGTACCTTTAGAAGATAGTAACTTTCCTTTTATCTTGGTCCATTTATCAATGACTTCTTCTACAGTATATGGACGATTCATTAACTTTAATATTCTATCTGATCCTGACTGAATAGGACATTCTATACCTATAACATTACCTGTATCCACATATTTCTTTATAACATCATAATACTTTATAAACCATTGTGGATTAACCCACTTTATATTTATAAGTATATCAGGAAAATTTAAAACTAAAGTTTCTAGTAAAACTGCAAAATTAGTCCCTATATCTAATCCATATGAACCACAGTCATCTGAGCATAAGACATAATGATGATTAGTTGCATAAAACTGATTCACTCTTTCAAGAATATCTTCTAAAGGCATTGATTTTAATTTAGGTCTAGATAACTTAATATTACAATAAGTACAATTACTAGCACAACCACTAGATATAAAAATAGCTTTCTGATCTTCAAAAATTTTCTCATAGGTGAAATAATAAGAGTGAAGTTGCTTTATTGAACCAGAAGGTAAATTAAAGAGATCATCTAATTTAGAATGTTCTAGATGTACAATACTAATTACATTTGAGTGCTCACCATAAGGTGCAGCACATCCAAATAACATAAATTTCTTTTCTGGATATAGCGCTATAAGTTTATCCAGCTCTTTATTATTCCTCATGATATAATCGTCAGAAACAGAACATCCGGAATAAACAATTAAATCTGCTAGCTCTGGTTGTTCTACATATTCAAGACCTTTAAGCTTCTCTGCACAGAACCTAAGAAAGTTTAACTCAGAATTTGATAGGTAGCAAGTGTGATGTTTATTTAGTAGAAAAATATTCATTTACTAATTTCTCCGGTATTTTATTTGAGTCTATTTTATACACACTATTACTATCAGAATAATCTATATGTTGATGTTTTATATAGTCAATAAGATTGAAAATTAAAACATAAGCTATACATCTTAAGTCTCTATTATAATCTGCAACTGGATTTGTTATTTTTTTCACTGAAAGATAATAACACTTCTGATATTGGCATTGGCATAAATTAGGACAAGTTAAACAGTTGAATCTTTCTAGTTTATAACAACTACCAGAGAAAATATTATTCTTACATAAGACATCATCAAAATAAGCATCACAAGATTCACATCCATGCTTAGACTGCATATATCTTATATTCTTTACACCTTCTACAGTTTGTTCTATATATTGTGGCATAGAGGCCAAACAAAAGGAATAACCTTTAGATGAAGCACAAATCATCCCACTACTACAACTTCCGGTTGCATAATAAAAAGGTGTTGTTGGATTATCGTCTTCGGGGCAAGACAAATCACGAATATGAGGACTTCGGATCATTGCTTTTACATTATTTATTAATTGCAATAGTCCTTCTTCTGTTGCGTCTTCTCTGCGTATTGCATTTAAGGTTACTCCAAAATTTCCTTTTTTAACCATTTCTACAATTAAAGATAAAAATCTATCTACATCAAATTTATAGTGGTCTATAACAATATTTATTTCAACAGGGTGTCCTACCAACTTCGGATATAACTCATAAAGCTCTTGTATATTCATGTGATCTTTTGAGTCTTCTTTTGTAGTAACAGTTAAAAATAACTTAACGTCTCGTGTTAAACTAGATATAAACTCAAGTATCTCAGGCTTAAGTAATCTTCCATTTGATAAGATTTCCATTGTTTTTATACCAGGTTGTTCATCTAAAAATGTCAGAATATTTTTTAGTTGGGGCCATTCTACTAATGGTTCTCCTCCAGCTACACTTACATATTTGATGTTATAAGTATTAAAGACCTCTTGTAGTTGTTCTATACTTGGTAGCTTCTGGAGCATTTTAGTTCTATCGCCATTAGTACAATATTCACAACTAACATTACAGGTAGAATTGAATATTCCTAAACTAAATATATCTTGGCGTAACTGTTTTTTATCTTGATTTATAATATCATATAGTTGATCTAATTCATCATTAGTAAATATTTCTTCTCCAAAACAAACAGAGGCAATAGGTAAATCATCATCAGCACTTTCTATATAGTATCTATTTGTATTAAGAAAGCTCTTTACTAATAATCCGCCTTTTGTTTTAAAATACCTAAAAGACCTATCTTTAGAAAAGGTTAAAATATCATCTTCTAAATCATGTTTAGTTATCATTTTATTTTTCCTTTACCAGTAATCAGTTATTATTTTAAATAAAGAACATCATTTTACTTCTAGTCTTAGATACACCGGTTATTGCAAAACTTGTAGGTAATTCATTCTCTATTATTAGATAACCTTCACCTTTTAAAACATCGGGGTCTAGCTCTAAAAAGAATCCACGACTTTGAATAAAGGAATCTACTATAGTACCATTTTCTAACGTATTGAAAGAAGTATTTATAGAGTTTAACGTAGTTTGTGTATTACTATCTGATATTAAAGATATTGGTATTTCAGTTTTTTCTTCATCTTGCATTTTCAAGGTAACTACATTTTCTGAAACAAAAAGACCTCTGATTAGAAAAACAAATTTACCTGCTCCTTGAATAGCTATCGCATTAGATGTTACTTCACAGAATATTTTAGTAGGATCATGTCTAAAATAAACTGTAGAAAAGTGACGCTCATATACGGCACAGTAATGTTCTACACTTTCAAAATAATAGAAATAGGTATTATTATAATAATAAACCTGTACTTTATCAAAATAATCCTTTGAACCAAAAACATGCGAAGTCTGAACTAGACCAGGAGTATTAAATGTAAAATCTGAAGCAACTATTAAATGTATATCTCTATCTGAGTCTATAAGAACATCGGGTTGATTTATTATTATGTTTGAATTAGATACTGTTATAGTTACATCTCCTACAGACGTAATATTCGCAGGTTTAGGAGTGGTAGAAGAATAACTGTTTTTAACACAAAAATATACTCTTGACATATTATCCTCACTTTAATTTAAACTGGACCTGCGCCTTTACAACAGTTACAAGGTGCCGTACATTGGCAAGTACAAGTACAAGTACAACCACAAAACTCTAATTCGTTCAATTGTTCAAGATATGGTACATACACTGGATTAGTTCTATCTTTAAATAAAATCTCTAATGCAAATCCTATCTTAAGGTTTTTAGCTGAGTTATATACTTTACCAGTAGAAGCATCTGCATATTCATACTCACGGAGCATGTAATCATTAGTGGTTATGTTATATCTAGGAATATCTATACGGTCAAGAGTTCCTAAGATCAGGAGCCATCCTGCTGTTGTCCAAACAATGAAGTCTCCAGGAGCTACATGCTCGCCATTGAATGTACCAGCAGCGTTAATACGATACAAATCGCCTTCTTTTAATGCAACTGGATTTGTTCCTGAAGTTGGATTCCAGTCTCCTCTATAATAGAATCCAGGTCTATTATCAACGTTAGTCCATCCAGAATTTGTCCAAACTAACCAATCACCTATACTATATCCAGTGCCTTGTACAGATCCAGGAGAGCTAACAATCCAAAAGTCACCTTCTACTGGATGAGTTGGAGGTACAGATCCGTTGGTACCAATTTCCCACAGTCCTTGATATTTAAGACCTTCTCTATTACTAACTTTATTAAAAGAAGATCCATTAAATGTAATCCAATCATTTGTTTCATAATATACACCATTTAAATAACCTGGATTAGTAATAACCCAATAGTCTCCTTTATGCAGGGGAATTGGCATAATACCAGTAGATGCATCATGAGTACCACGATAGGTTAATCCTCCTGCTGAAATTACTTTCCAACGCATATTACCAGTAGTATTTAAAATGGTACTATTACTATTAGTATCACAGGTAAAAGTAGTACTAGTAGTTGGAATAGCTACTAAAAAATCATCTACATATAAGTTATCTTTAACTGTAGGATCATCTTGATTAGTTACTTCACCATTCTTTTTAACAATCCAAAGATCACCAGATTTGAAAGGCACTGGATATTCACCAGTTATGCTTGGGTCATAAAGACCTTGATAAACTAAGCCTTCTTGATTTATCAACCGCATAAAGGTTGAACCTGTCCATACTAGGATATCTTTAACATCATAACGAATACCATTAATAGTTCCTTTTTGGGACACAATCCAATAGTCACCATCAGTTAAAACAGTAGGCACATGATTATCAGATACTATAGCATGATACCCTCTAAATTTTAGACCACCTTTATTATCTACTTTTTGCCACTTTGTTCCATTCCATACTATCCAATCATCAACATCAAACCATACTCCTGCTATAACTCCAGCAGTACTTATTACCCAATAATGTCCTTGACGAATATTCTGCCAATAATATTGTATTGGTTGTGGCGGTGGAGCTTGACCGGTAGAAGCATCCCAATCACCACGATATAGTAAGTAAGGTAGTTCAGTGTTATCAATCTTATCCCACTGTTCATCACCAGAAAATACCATCCAGTCTCCAACTTGATAACAGGTTCCATTTATAATACCATTACCAGATACTACCCAGTATGATCCTGGAATAGGACTAGATGGATATCCTGCTGCTGCATCCCAACGACCTCTAAAAACAAGACCAGTAGCTTCCATCCTTACCGCTGTCCAAATCAATACTCTTGAGCTTGAATCTAGATTAGTTATATGCAACACAGTACCTGCAGTGTTACCTGTATTACAAGCTCCTTCATAGGAAGGAGTTCCAGATCCCTTAACAGTTAAGGAAAAGTCTTCATACAAAGTAGTAAAGCAATCTAGTGATGCATTATAAGATAATGCTCTACACTGAGTTCTTCCTGTACCTTCACAAACATAAACAAAAGCAAATTTAATATTTATGGCAGGAAAGTTAGACAATGGTAAACCAGCTAATTTAAAACTGGCTGGATCCCCTTCAACTGGAGTAACATAGCCATCATAATATAAATCTCCATTTAAGAGCCCCCACGCTAGTGGGCCTGTATCAGACATTGCGTATCGTGTAACTAAAGAAGGTTTTAAAACACCACTATCTGTAAATCCGTGGTTTACTATATAAGCATTATCTCCAGTTCTTTCCGGATTAGGTAAATCTCCATAATAATTAACTCGTGGTAAACTCATAGTCCAAGTTAAAGTTAAATCTACTGCATTGCTTATATATGGATTCAAAACTAAGCAGTGTGTTTTATACCGCATATTTGGTGCTTTACTGAAAGGATAAGGATAACAAGCTAATGCAAATAGAGTATCGGTTCCATCAGTATTTTCTATATATAATCCAACTTCACCAATAGTGACTGTGTCTACACCTAAGTTCTCAGGGCAAATACAAAGAAAATCAATTATATCATCATTTACTACATCCACATTACTAATTGGGCCTTCATATAGAATATGACCATGAAGTTCAACATCTCCTGCTGTTGGAACATAATCTGATCCAGTACCAAATTTAACTTTAGTAATCTTTAAAGTATAACCACTTTGTAGTGCATCGGTTATTTGCTCATAACCGACTTTAGTTATTTGCATTGTAGCCATAGTAAAACCTCCTATTATATTATATTATATTTACAGTTGTTGACTTTCGGTAATATTAGGTGTAAATAATTTTTGTGGACAAGTTACACAAGATCTAAGGTCATCTGGTACCCAATTGCCTACTCTTACAGGTGTAGGATATGTAATTTTTTTATTACAAATAAATGGTATATAGTGAGCTTCTTCAAATTCACTATTATCTGGATTTATCTGAACAAGTCTTGGTAAGTTAGATAATACATAATCATATCCAATCTCCTTTATATAAATTACTTTAGCTGCAATTGATAATTCATAAAATATTTTAGTTATACCTGCATATTCAGGATACTTTTCTAAGTCAGAACCCATCTTACGCATATCATCAGATCTATATAAATATACTCTATTGGTTCTATAATAACCATAATTCTTAAATTCAGAACTAGCTACAGAACTGGAGTCAGAGAGCTTGTTCCAAGAACTACTGGAGTCAGATGGTTCTTGACCTTTTATTCTGGCTTTAGTACACTGCCAAATTTCATTGTTGTACATTACTTTATCATCTACATAGTATGTTTTATAACTATTATACACTTCAAAAAGATTTATATCTGAAACCTTACTCCAGTAAGAACTTCCATCATAAGGTATATATCCTTTAGCACCAGCTTTAATACAGTTCCATATTTTACCATTATATATTACTGTATCATTCAAATAATAAGACTCTAGCTTGAACCAAGTTCCTCTAAATGTCATAGGAAAATTTAAATACAAAACCTCACTATCATCAAAATTTGAAAGTAATGAACTATCTACAAATTCAGATTCAGGTAGAGCAGAAACTCTGGTCCAATAAGGAGAAGTTAAAGTAGGTAAGTCTTCATTATTATCAACAAGACTACTCCAAACCCAACCCATATATTCAACTGTTTCAAACATATTATATACTGTTTGTCCATTAGATCTAAAGAAAGTAGTTTTAAAGTATTTTTTGCTCAGTCCTAACTTACAAATAACTTCTTCTTTAGTCCAAAAAGATTTATAATTATGAGTATATAGTTCTTTAATTTTCCAAAGTGGAACTTTTGTAGTTTTATCTATATACTGAGATAGAGGAGTATCGTTTGAAGGTATATCTAAATCATGTCTTACTATAAAGTTTAAAAATTTTAAGTAAGATTCAGTTCCAGACTCACTCTTATACATAGACAAATAATTTATGTATTGATAATATGAGGATGGATCTATTAAAGAAGACTCGGCTAGGAAAGAAAAACCTAAAAAGCTAGTGGTTAGTTTTAATATCTCCTGCTCTGTTTCTGTATCTAATGATCTCAATTTTGTCAATTTGACTATTGGATGATCTATATTAGTTATTTGCAATAGATCAATAACTTCTAAATAATCACGAAGAAATGGTACATCACTCATCCAGTTGACATAATCACATCTGGTTAGTTCTACATCCCATAGTACAAATTCATCCCAAAAATCTTTCCAAGTAGAACCCATTCCAGGTTCATTATTATCTATATACTCAGGAGATAATCCATTATAGGCGCTCTTACAAAGATATAACTTACCATTATTTTCTACCAGATCATTAATATTAAAGATACGACCTTGCGCCCAACGAGTGTTTAAATCTTTAGGTTCTTCAATAGTAAAAGTCCAATAGCTTTTCCAATTTACACCATATAAAGGTCTAGTTGAATATATGTCAGCAAGAGTGTTGACTGTGTGATCTTGTAAACACTTATATGTTATATCTCTATCTATTACTAATTCATCTTTGGTATATACTTTTATGCCTGCCCAAGGAAAAGATTTTGAAACTTTGTTATAATCATTTCTCTTATATAAAAAATCGAAGTTTAAGTTATCTAAATTTACACTAAGATCTTTACTAAATAAGTCTTGAGATAAATGACCATATTTACATATATATGTTATATGACCATACTTAATTTTATCTCCTGATGCATAAATTGTTCCTGGAAGCCATTCTCTAGTCTTTATAAGATTCCAACGTTTCCAATATCCATTTAAGTAGTCTTGCGTGAAAGAACTAGTAGCATAATGACTTACTTGAGCTATGTACTCATTATCTTCAAACATTACTCTATCAGTTATGTTATAGTAATGTGGAACATACAAGTTAGTATTAGTATCTAAATAGATATATTCCCAATTGCTAGCTTTAGTCGGAATCATAACATCCTACCTTTTACTTCTTCTATCTGTAGTTTTGGCTGTTATAGATAAATTCTGCAAATATAAGTATCCAGGTGGTACAGGAAAACCGAAGTCATCTATAGCTGCATTCTTTGGAACTAACTCAAAGGTTGCTACTCCATCTAACTTAGCCTCTATAGAAGAATAATCTAAAAAGTCATCAAGGCTATTACTTAAAGTATCATAAATATCATTCATTACAATCTTTTTGCTCAACATAGGCTTGTCTGTTGCAAACATCTTTCTTATTGCAGTCTCTGCCAATGATTGTGCTACCAGAAGATCTTTTCCAGAATTGCAATATAAAGAAATTGATAAATCTACCATGTTTTTAGTAGGAACCTGAAGTTTAATAGTAGTTCCATCAAATTGCTTAGATCTAAACCAGTTTAAAAATTCGGTATTCTGAAGTGAATTAAAACTTAATCCACTAGATGTTAAAAATGAAACCCATATCACATTTTGAAGTGCAGGATGTATATCTGGAACTATTTCATAGTAATCCACACCGTTATAAATATTGAGAGACTGTTCTCTAGCTATAACCTCTGCACTTTTCTGTATTTTTTGCGTCAAAGCTTTTATTATATCTTTTTCTGTTCTTACCAAAACATCACTTATTCCGCTGTATTGCATTATAACAGCAGAGTGGTCTTGAGTAGTAACAGCTCTTCCCATTGCCTTGCTCATGTTAGGTGATAGAACCTTATAATAATAACTAGGTTTTTCATCTTGACCCGTAGTTGGTACTGACATAAACCAGGATCCAGCAGATAAATTTTTTGTCGTAAAAGGAGACACTACAGATAAGGTTGCTTCATTTCCATTTACTCCTGTTATTAAAGCAAGTCCTCCATTACTCTCTTCTAATTGAAAACCAACATTAGTTATGTCCCAACTATTTCCAGAAGGTAAATAAACTACTGGAGTAGGATTAGTTAAACTACTTAGTGTTAAACTCAAACCACCTAAGGTAGTAAAAATTTGGGTAACATCTGGTAGTCGTATAATATTACCAGATATAGAGTATCCATTAAGTTGATTATTTAATTGAACGTTTGCACCTGAACCTATCATACTTAATTTTGCACCATAAGTCTCTACATACTGTACGGTTATATCTTGATTAGTTGCAGGTAATGCTCCATTATAGCCATTTCCAAACTGAAGAATAACGTCACCAGTACCTAAAGTAGAATCTGCTACAACTTTATCATCTATTCCATAATTCCATAAACCATCATAAACGACAGTCCATTTTTCATCTCCAACATAAACAATTATATCTATATCTGATATAGACATTGGTGAGGATGATTGAATTATTATTCTCTGAAATGGTTCTCCAGAGCTTACATACTTTTTAGTATAAATTTTACCTTGATATAAAAGAACATTATTTAATGTTGCACTAGATTCTACAAAGTTCAAGGTAGATCTATTATAAAAAGGAATATCATCACCAACAGTAAACTGTGAAAATTCTGGAATAACCAATGAATTACTTATAGGCAAGTTAAGCATATTGGATCTTTGAATGTTACAACTTTGCACTCCAGGTAATTTTCTGGATACTCTAATACCCAACATTCTAGTTATTGCATAAATAGAACTATCTCTGGAGGCTGTATCTGTAAAACACTCTTTAAAGGCAGTCTCTAAAGATTGCTGTAGAAATGTCCCAATAGCAGCATTATGTTCTATTAAGGTTTCTCCGGTACTACCATCAACAAGGTCCTTCCAAGAGTCTCGTGCTCTAAGATCTTGCTGTAAAGCTGCAACAAAATCTGAAAAATTTGGAACGACTGTACTTAAGTCTACAGGTTTTCTTATCATCATTCACCTCAAGGCTTGCTTAAAATTAAATTTGAAGATGCCTTTTCCTGTGTAGCTTTATCAATAATAGTTAATGTAATATAGTAGCACTGATTCTCAATATCTTCAATTATACTAGTCTCATTATTTACTAGCATTACTCTAGGTTCTTGTTCTACTAATTGATCTATATAAATTCGTATCTTATATGCAGTTATAGAATCAATAGGTTCAAAAAGAAGTCTATATAGACCTGTTCCTAAATATGGTTTAAAAAGTCTCTCACTTATCCCATTTTCATCTTTTATTGTGTTTATTAAGTTTATAAGGGAGTTTAATAAGGCTTGTGCACCAGTACACAAGATATTGGAAGAATAATCTGCAGTGTAATTTGAATTTATATCAACGTATAAGTCTGCCATTTCTAACCTCATATAACTTCTTCATGTAATATAAATTATTAACTTAACGTGTCTAAATCATTCTTAGGTGAAATAATTATAGTAAAATGTACAGAGTTATCTACAAGTAACGTAATGCTAAAAGGATATGGATCATCAACTTTACCATATAATCCTTTTTTGTTAGATTGTATTTCAAATCCGTGTAAATCAGTTAAAGCTTCTGTTATTTTAGAATCACCTAAAACAACAGGTATATAAAAGTATTCTCCAACTACAGGTCTTACTGTTTGTGAGATACTTCCATTTATAGCATAACCTTTATCTACATAGTTTACTATATAATTAGTATACCAATCGTCCGAGGCTCCAATGGTTTTTATAGTAGCATCGGAATGAAAATAAACAGTACCTGAAGATAAATCCATACAAGTAAATATTAAACCTGCAGGACCACCCCAATTAGTTCCTATCCAAGAAAACTCAGTAATACCTTGAGGCATTATAATTTCTATATTTCTATAACCGTATTCAGTCTCCCATGAACCTTTTGCAGTACCGCTAATGCTATCCCATCCTGAGTCAGTATCTAATAACCTTTTTTCTCCTACTGTAAGTGGATTTGTACCAACTATATATGCATTATCACTAAATAACATTGCAGTGTTATCACACATAAAACAAATATTACAAGTAAAATCCTGCCCAGTAGTATTATTATACCAATATTTAAATACAACGAAAGTATTAACTAAAGCTGTTGTTGAAGCACCAGCTTCATTCCATATCCAATAAGCAGTAGGATCAGGAAAAGCGGAGTAAGCTCCCCACGGACCAAATCCAAAGCTAGCTATTAAACTGCTCTCTGCCCATCCTGATAATCCGCCACTATCTACATAGGCGTCACAGGCAGTTAGAGCATGATTATTTGGAGTAGTAGTTCCAGCTTGAGAATCCTGAACTTTTGCTACTATCTTTAAATCCTTTAAAGTAGGATCATCAGGTATTACAGGATTATAATACTCTGGACATGTATCAATGTCTCTAGTAGCATTACCTGGATCTAATACTAAATCAGTAGCATCTTGATGTCTTGCTTGAATACACTCATTCAGAGTTTTTCCTAACCACCAATCAGGTGGTTCATCAACAGGAAATCCTGGTAATAAACCATAATTTAAGTCATAGTAATAATTAGCATTAGGAGCATATTCAATTATTTTATAAACTTCTTCTCTATCTCTTTTTTCTTCTTGTAAATAAGTTTTTGCATAAAATCTTATTACGGTATTATTTTTAGTAACTAGAATTGGATCACTATAAATACGTCTAAAAGGATTAGTTCTAGGTTTTTCTGCATTTATAGTATAAAAAATAGTTGCATTAGCTACATTACACTTTAACTGTACACTTACCTGTTTATCATAATAACCACCTTTTGGTACAGCCCATGATTTTATTGGTATTTCTATTTCAAATATATCTGTCGGTCTAAAAGGATCAGAAGGTCTAGATATAGTTATCTCTTTTGGATTAGGATCAAAAATTTGACACAATGAAGCATATTTATCATCACAGGCTTTCCAATTAGGATAATAAAAACAAAAGCACAAACCTATAGAGTAAAATTGAGAAGTCATGGGCGGAGCATTAGCTTCTGTTTCTAATCTTTGCATTATACCAAGTGCTTTAGGTGGTAATACTATACCATAAGCTCCTGTCTGATTTAGATCAGACATAAAGGAAGCTATACTAGATAATACACCATTTGCAGAATTTATAACATTGCTAGCGTTAGCTATATCATGTTTTAAATTACCTATAAATCCTTTAGCCGTATTAAGAACGTTCTTAGCTAATGCAAAATATCCAGGAAACATGTCACCTAAAGTCATTGAATACCAGACATTAAACTGAGGTGGTGGCTGAGGTGGCTTTGGAGCAATTTGCGGTGGAAGGTTTTGGTCTCTTTTAATAAAAAGTTCTTTAATTCCTTTATTCACCGTATCCATAGCTTGTTTAAAAGCTGCAATATTACCAGCAAGATCTGGACCTACCGCTACTAAAGCTACACCTGTAGTGCACCAATCGGTTCCTTCTGGAGGAGCATTAGGAGCTAATCTCATTCGAGAATTCCATGATCCTTTAGCCCCACTAAGTACAATAACATAAGCACCAGTTGCTTCGAGTATTTCTACTATTCTTAGTATCTTATTTATTTGATCTAAAATTGCACTAAGTGCAGCTTGCAATAAAGCTAATACTAGCTGTGCTTTAGCTAAGGCTAGTTCAGCAGCAGCCAAAGCTGCTGCTACCATAGCATTTGCTGGTCCTAATATTTGAGCTAACGTTGCAGATCTCCAGGGCATACTTCACTCCTAACTAACTGAACCGGTTATAATACCAGAACCAGCAATTCCGGCATCTCTAGACATTGCTTCTAATTTACTATGCATTGTTATTTCTTTAATTACTTCTTCAGAAACAGCTTCAGCTATGATGTTACAAAAGTCATATAATGCAGCAGTACCATCTAATCCAAGACTGAACATTATAGTCTGTGACTGCATAACTTTCTTTTGCATAGCTTCTTGTAAAACTAGTGTTAGGCGTTCTGAATTTAGACCTGTCATGTCTGAAGGCATACTAACTTCCTCCTGTAGTTGCAAATACATTATTAGAATAGTCAGGATGTGGTCCACCAGTAAACGCACAAGTACAAGCTCCGGTAACTACTCCAGCTAAGTCACCATCACCACTTCCACCAGTTAAATAAATATTATGTGATGCTATAACTGAGACATCATTTGCACTTGAAGCTATAATATCCCCTTTCTCTGTTACTACATTAGCATCACCTTTTAATACAGTTGCATTTAAGTTACCTTTACTAACTGAGATAGTCGTATCACCTACTGAAGATAAAGTAGTCGTTCCTTGCACGTTTATTCCACAACTCCCATTTATCTCAATAGATACATCACCAGGATTATAAACTTGAATAAGATTATTATGTAGGTCAACTACAAGGAAGGCTTTATTACTTAGTCTTATTATTTTTCTATCAGGATAGTTAACCTGTGCTTGTTTTAATTGATTTGGTTTAAATAAAGTTGTTGAGAAATACTTTGGATGATATGGACTACCATGCATAAACATTATCTCTACAAAAGAGTCTATTCTAGGAATATCAAGACTTCCAGATTCTTTTGTTCCACCATCTATGCCAGCATTTGCACAGATAGCCCAAGGAGAATCTTTTAATTCTAACTCAAAGAATTTTGGTATCTTAAATTTTATTCTTCCTAGTTGCTTCGGGTCTTTATTATCTGTAACTATAGCTCTATATCTAACACCTTCTCTTAAACCTACCCTTAAAATATCTCTTGTAGAATTTATTAGTCCCATAAAATTATACCTTCCTCTTCCTAATTAATATAATATTATTATTCTGAATAAGAGAAAACTATATTAGAGTATGTAGTATTAGGTTGTGAAAATACAGAATATCCATATGCACATGGTTGCCTAAAAATAGACAAGTTTGGATCCGCAGACAAGTCTAGCAATAATGAGGAGCTAGATAGCACAGAAGTACTATTAAAGACAGAACAACGTGCATCAATAAGATTGTCTGTCTTCGTTATTTTAACCGTAGTACCTGTAGATACTGCATTCCATCCTCCAGTCTGAGAAGTTATTTTAGAGTTGCCATCAATAAGAAGTATCTGATCTGATCTTCTATAGTTTTTATAAATACCCCATCGTGGTTGTAAACCTCCTCTTGTCCTGACTGCAGATAATGTATGCTCTCTTCCGTTTCCGTCTACAGCAAAAGATATAATAACACCTATTAAGTCATCATCGGAAGCTGTAGAAGTAAGCCGGGCTTTATGTATATAAGAAGTATATAATTCATTGCTTACTAATCCTAGATAAGTTAAACTATTAATTGGACAACTTAAACTATTAGTAGAAGAAGAATAGGTCCAACTAGATATTTCTGTAGCACTAGCAGGTTGATTTTCAGTAGTAGTATTATGAGAGAATCTTCTCCAGTCATTAAATACTTGAGCCCATGTCTTAACATACGATACAGTTTTATTTGTTGTAGCTTTTTCTAAGGAGCCACTATACGCCACTATAGTATAATTTACAGTTAATCCTGCAGTGCTTTCCGTTACATTAAACGATGTTCCTGAATAATTTTGAGCTAATATTTCAGAGCCTCTTAAAATTGTATAAGTTACAGGAGAAGAAAAATTGTATAAGTTAAAATTTAAAGTACAACTAACATCTGTAATATTGGTTACATCTAAAACTAAATAAGGTTCAGGAGCCACGGTTTGAAAAGTATAAGGATTTAAAATAAAACTCATAGCTGTCTACCTATTAACCATAATTTGAGTCCTGTACTATTCGTACCTGCTGAAACTAAGTCTATAGTTATCTCAGAGTCATCTAATAGACTGGTAGTTGTTATAACAAAGCTACTACTAGAATTTAAACTAGTCTTAGACCCTGCGTCTATTACTACATAAGAATTTGTTACGCTTACTCCATTATGTTTTATATCTAGGGTTATATTTCCAGAAGTGGACTCATAACTTACTGATGCTCTTATTTCTAATAGATTAAAAGCATACGGCATCCTAAAAATAAGTTTATTCGATCCTGCTACTAAAGGTGTAACTTCATCACTCAAGGCTATACCAAAAGACTCTTTTGGATATTTAGCAAATGAGTAAACACCTTCAGGACTTTTTTGTATAAGACTTATACTTGTAGGAGTAGGTAATTTATTTTCTTTTTCTAATAGTAGTGTATCAGTCTCTGCCTTAGTATAAGCAGATTCTAAATTGCCTTTGTGCCAAACATCCTTATCTAAAAACTTAAAGACATTATTTGAATCAGCGTAAAGTATATCAGTCCATTTTATTGAATCACCAGCCGACTTAGTTGAACCATCAGAGTATCTATACTTAAAGTATGCTAATCCATTAGATGTTATATCTTGCATTATATCAGAGGCACCAGTATTGGATCTTTCAAAAACTGGAGAAGTACCACCAATAGTATTCCAATACCAGTGTAAGTTACCTGTGCCATCTTGCTGCATAAAATATGAAGTACCATCTTGAGTAGTTCTAAAAAGATATGATCCTAATTCAACTGCTCCTGATATTTTACCACCAGTTTTATCAAATTTTAAGTCCAGGCTTGAATTAACTTCTGACTTAGTATAAGCATCTGTAATAGCATAACCAGATAAGGTAGTTGCTTTATCTGCTTTTTGTGAAAGTAGTGCAGTTATATCAGAAGAACCTAATTTTGAATGTATAATATCTTTCCAAGTAGAATCAGAAAAATCATAAAAATAAAAAGTTCCAAGTATTGGATCTAGCCATAACTTATTCTTATTTATAGGTTCTGTACTCTGTAAATAAATATCTTTTATCTCAATTAAATTTTTAGCAGAATTTCCTATGTATAAAGCATTTGTATCTAAAGAGAAATATGGCTCACCTTCCTCTAGTGTTACAGGTTTATCTGCATCTAGTCCTCTGTTTAGTTTTAAAGTACAATTTGTCTTGGCATCAATTATTTCATGTCCAGAAAATCCATGTGAGCTAGAAATGTCTATCCAAGTAGAAGACACAGAACTATATCTATATATTTTTCCAGTTTCTATAATAGAAGAAGTAGTTCCATCTACTGGATTTAAAAAAGTCAAAGTTAAAGCATCTATGTCTGATAGACCTCTATTACTAATAGGATTCTTCCAAACTAAATTCGAATCTACTCCTGAATTTGCAAAGTAAGAAGATAAAATTATTGTACTTGGTTTAGACATAATGTCTCCAGTTAGCTATAATTAAAAATTAGATTTGAATAACGAGAATATTGCTGACTTAAACAACCTATTCCATATCTTTGAGGGCCTTTAAAAACAGCTAATCTTGCATCTGAATTTAAGTCAATAGTTAAAGCTGAAGCATCAGATACAACGGTACTATTAAATGGTGAGCATTTAGCAACAAAAATATCACCAGTTCTCTCCACTCTTACAGTAGTTCCATTAGGTACTGTATTCCAACTACCAACAGAAATAGCAATCTTACTATCACCATTAGCTAGTAATGCTTGAGTTGATCTATTATAGTCATAAACAATTGCCCATTGTAATTTTGGATAGAATTGATTATTGTTTCTTAATCGTACAGCTGATAGTGTATGCTCAAAACCTTTTTCATCTACTGCAAAAGCTAAAACTACAGAGATACAGTCATCATCATCAGAGTTTGCAGTTAATTGTATCTGAAAATAGTAGTTTTCGTAGTATTCAGTACTTATAAATCCAATGTAGGTAACGCTATTAGTGTTATTCTGAATATAATCACCAGTGGCATCATATGTCCATGTAGTCAATTCTGAAGCATTGGCAGGTTGATTCGTTGTAGTATCATGAGAGAATCTATACCATTTTTCATATACTTGAGCCCATGTTTTTACGAAAGTTACTACAATAGAAGTTCTTGGTCCATATACTTTTCCATCATAAGTTTCAATAGAAAAGGTAACAGATGATCCTGGAGTCATTCCAGTAACAGAATAAGTCAACACTTGTAAATTTGAGGCTATCAGTATATCATCTCTATATAAAAAATAAGTAACAGGATCATTGTTTATATCTGTAGCAGCACTCCAAGATAAAGTGCAACTTGTTGTAGCTATGTTTGTTGCTTTTAATATTGTATAACTAGGAGCACTATTTGAACTCCAAAAAAATCTATCAAAGAACATAAGGATCTCACTTTAAATCCAGAATAGATATAGATGCCAACCATGTAGCTCCTGCAGACCAAGTATAAAATGTCCATATATCTGTAGCATTAGCAGTAAGTGTCCTAGATGGTACAATACCTTTCTGATATTTTACTGTTGAAGAGAAATTTAATGTCCTATTTGCCACTGAGTCATTTGTCAGTATAAAGGTACAACTATGTGCATAGCCAGAAGTTGCTCCAGAAAGATTTAATACCACGTTTCCTGTAAGTGTAGCTACAAAAACATTACCTTGAGTAAGATCTAACGTTACGTTTCCAGATATATTTCCTAAATTTACTAAAACTTCTTTATAGTTCTTTAAACTTGGACTATTTATTCTACTTAAGGTATATGATGAACTCCACGCTCTATTAGTAGATCCTGTTGTGTCTAAATCATTTAAAAGTTTACTTAAATAATCTGGTGGAACCTTAGCATCAGTATCTAGTCCTAAATAACCATTTGCTACGTTTTTGTTTATTTTATCTTCTTTTTTATCTAATGGAGAATCATCTACTGATAGTGTAAATTTTCCAGGATCAGTCTCAGTACATAACATTTTTTCAAAATTTAAAACTTTTACAGTATCAGTAAATTCTGTTCCGTCTTTAGCAATTTTTATTCCTAAATCAAGATCAGTGTTAGTTAAAACTATACCCCTCTGATTTAAAATTACACCTGAAGTTGTAGACACTGCTAAAAATACAGGTTTACTAACATGATCTAAATCTGTTGGACCATTAATAATCATTTCTCCTGGAGTAACGTCCGATAAAAAATACACTGAGCCTGGAATCAATCCTGTTAATTCTTGTATATATCCTGAAGTGCACACTGAAATAGTATCTAAAGTTGTAGCTACTATTACTCCTATAACATCAGAAGTCTCTGGAGCTGTAGCTATACCTTTTTCTAATCCACTAGATGTTTGAATAACCCAGTTACCTACAGTAAAAGAATGTGCAGGTAAAGTAAAGTCTACTATACAACTCTGTTTTGTACGTTTAAGAAGAGAATCTATTTGGATTTTAGTATAATAAGCTTTTAACTTGTTCTTAACAAAAGTAAGAACAACAGGTAAGGAAAGCGACATAACTTGCTCCTACATAAATTATGGAAAAATTACTGTATTAGGTTTATATGAAGGTACTATACTTTTATCTATTCTAATTATATTACCGAGTGTATCATAAGTATAGTCTTCTGTTGTAATTGAGTTATCGAAGTCAATTCTTTGCTGTATTATATTAAACTCTGCATCATAAACAAAATTAGTAATTCTAGTTAAACCTCCTACTAAAATTTCTGAGCTCTCTATAATATTTCCATCGGAATCATAAGTATACTCAGTAGTTACTGTATCTAATTCTTCGACATTTATATTATAAATATTATTTAAAAAGCAAGGTACGTTCTTTTCTCTAGCTAGTGTAAAGTCTACACTTAATACTTTAATTGTTGTTTCTGGTGAACTTGTAGTATAAGATAATTTAAATATACTTGGCTTACCTGGATTTATTTCAAATACTTCTGGTGAAAAAATGTAAGTTGAAGTAGTTACTTTATTTGCTTCAGTAGAAGTAAAGTCCACAAATGAATGAATCTTTTTTACCAGAATATCTTGAATGTCATACTCTTCACCATCAAGTAAAGTATTTAGGTTAAAACCCCAAGCCACATTAGTACATGCACTAGGTGCTACCCATTTAACTTCAAGTTTTACTCTATCTGATCCAGAAGGATTTACTATCATCTGAACACCATTAAGCTGTTCAGAGAAAGTTTTATCTACCTCTAATACACTTGCAGTAACATTTTTAACAATACAGGTAAGTTCTCCTACTTTTATTTCATCATTAGGCATTATTTCATTGATAAAATTACTATCAGTGTCACCATATAAAAAAGTTTTTCCTATATTAGTTGTAACTAAACTTTTTGATACAAATGGTATTGCTCTTGGTGAATATTCATAGGTTTCAGCGGCTGTAATTAACCACCCAATTTCAGTTATAGGTTCAAATGATACAACTGGTTCATTATGAGCTAATGTTTCTATAACAGCACTAGAAACTACTAGTTTAATTGCATTTTGTGGTTTTAAACTTATCTTTAATTTCCCGCTGTTAGATATGTTAGATATAACACTATCTAAGATTATTTTATTCTCTCGTTCTTCATTACCCCAAGGACGTTCACCAATTTTTATATTTTTTAATCCAATATTAGGTGTAAGATCATAAATAGCCATAATAGTTTTCCTATCACATCTCCGTCATAGTATTCATCAAGTATTTAGAGAAGCTAGATTTTACACTAGCATTTACATTAATTCTCTTGCTCTTGATAAGGACGGCAAGTTATTAGTATCCTACGAGTCTTGCCAAATATCATAGAGGATTTTTTATTATCTAATAAGTATTTAGAGAAGCTAGATTTTACACTAGCATTTACACTAATTCTCTTAATAAAATCTAGATCTACCTTAGAAGATATAGAGGCTTTAGTTGTAGCTCTTTTAGCAACTTGTTTTTCTGAAGATATTGAAGACTGTTTCATTTTTTTAACTGCATATAAGTTACAGGTTTTTCCTTTAGAAGGTGCTTTCCTGTCATACGTTGAGTCTAACTTTATCTTAACTAATTTTCTATATCTTTCAAACTCCTTTGAGATACTGCTATAGTTATCTTTTACTATATTTATAAACTTCAAATCATTAGTTGGTTTTATGTTGTCATAACTAATATCAACAGCTATAGTTTTTTCAGAACCTATCACTTTTCTATGTTTTTGAACTGGTGTAAACCACTTAGTTTCTTTTTGTTTTTTATAATTAAGGTATACTATATTTATATAAAGAGGGCTAACATTTTTTCTATTGTTATAAACAAATGAAACATGATTAACACTAAAAGATTTACCATTTCTTATAGAAAAGTTTATATAAGAAGGATTAGAATAAAGTTCATGTACATTATACATAGGTAAATCTATGCATAAGGATTCAGTATTAATAAGATTATTACTAACTATTCTTTCTATGAATGTTCTAATTTTAGATAATTCTTTTGGATGTACTTTAACACTCGAGAAAGTTGCCTCTTTTGAAATTGCTATAGTACCAGTTGTATCTAATCCTAAGTTAAAGAAAATATACTTAGATAAATTTTTAGTCTCTGTATCTAAGGAACTTAAAGTTAGACTATACTTAAATTCATTACTTAATGCTCCAGGTAAACAAGTTAATATAGAGTATTCCATTAAAGAACTTATAGAAAATATTTTTGAAAGAGATGCTAAATAAGCATGTGGTATATTCATTAAGTATAAAGGAATTATTGTATTAATAGCTCTATCTAAAATACTTGAAACGTAAGAAGGTACTATTGTATTAATGTCTTTATGATAAACCCAAGATTTAAAATTAGTTGTATTAAAGCATAAAGTGGCTTTATCAACAGAAGTTGAAGCAGAGTACGAAAAGTCTATGGGAGTGGAGTGGTTTATATTACCAAGTATTTTTATTTCAGAATTGGTTGCAACATGTTTTAAAGTTGAGATAAAATCATAGGAATTAGTAGCTAAGGAGCAATGGCATATACTATTTTCATAAGTTTTTTCTGTTGTATCAATAGGATCTGAACCTATCTTATACTTTATAAATCTATCTTGTGAAATAGTAATTTTTTGATTGTATTTTCTGTAAACTATAGGAAAGAATAATTTATACTGCTCGTCAGTTAAGGCTTTATTATAAATATAAAACTCATCTAATCCGCCAGTATAATAGTAAGACCTATCTGGAGGTATAGTCCCTATATTATATCCAGAGTCTAAATTAAGAGAATATAAAAAGTTATTATCAGTATATACTTTATACATTCCAATATGTAAGGTTAAAACATTAGACTTTCTTCTTAAAAAGATAGGTGTCCAACGAGAAAATTTAATATCATAACCAATAAATATTTGTTCTAAAGATAAACCAGTACCTATTAGTAAAGATAAACTATAGAATCCTCCATATGGATCTTTACCATATGGATATTCTCCATAAGGTCTACCACATACTAAACTAAGGCCTATTCCGGTTAAGTTAGAGCCAAGGAAAACTAAAGGTATTAATCCAACTAGATCTTTGTTTGGATTAATAGCGAGGACTATAGTAAAGTCGTTTACTATAGGTAGGGCGGAAGGATTATATAAATAGTCTCTATCTAATACTACAGATGAATTTCTAAATGAAATATTGGAGTATTTTATTTCAGAGAACTCATAGGAGGTGGCATCAAATCCACCTCCTGAGTAATCTTTTAAGTCTGAGTCTAAAGGTAAATATACTATTGGATCTAAAATCATTTTCTCTCCAATAATAGAATTTTAAATTCCGCCACCACTTACTAGATATAGCATCCTCATACCTTCTGCATCTGGTATATTAGCACATCCACCACGATAAGATCGGTATTCTAATTGGCTATCTAAATCTGAGACTGCAATCTTGGTTAAATTCTTAGTTACGTTATCTATTGGATTAGAAGTAACAAAAGTTCCACTACAGCTATAAACATTTATAAAACCTTTCGCATCTCCACCTGTAGTTGTAACTGTTCCTGTTATAGGATCAGTGGTTGAAGTTAACCAGGTGCCTGAAGTTAAAACTACTTCATAAACAACACCAGTTGCTCCGGTAATAGGATCTTTTATTAAATCTTCTGAGAGAGGTTTGGTAGAACCATTTGAAAAAGCTACTGTAGCCCTACCATACACATTTACTATAGCATCATTGTTCTGTGATAAAACACCTGCACTAGTATATGCTACCATGTCCATCTCTTCATTATATAGATGTCTATTGGTATTAAATCCAGCAGGGAATATAATATAGTACTGATTTGTTTCTGCTAATACCGTTTGTTTTTCTACGTTTATTACTTGATTTACATAATCGCTATATACATAAGCTGCTTGTGATTGGGTAGGACCATATACGTCTACCTCCCTAGCATAAAATCTTCTTGCATGTTTACCTGAAGCCTCACAACAATATAATACTGCAACAGGACATTTACCAGTAGTCTGAATTTTTCCAGTAATTGGATTAACAAGTCTTTGTATACAGAACCAACTATAACGCCTGGCACCATTAACTGCAATTTGTTGAAAAATCTCAATTGCTATACCTCTATTAGTTATACTTAGTATGTAATTGTAAGGATTTGCATTATGAATAGTAGATTCAGTTATTAGTCCGTCTTCATCTTCATTTGCTCTTCCTATACAACCACTTATATCAGTAGTTATTGTAGTATTAGTAGCAGGTATTTTAGTTCCAGTAAATGTATAGCAGCTACCATCATCCGGAAGTTGATATTCTGTAGCTACAATAACCTGACCTCCAGGAAGAGTGCCATCTATTTGTATCCTCCAAGGTTGTAATCCACATGGATAAACATTACTTGGATCATTCATAATATCAACAGAAGGACCAGCAATTAAAGTAGCTTTAGTAGCAGTAATATCTGCAATAGGATCAGATAACGCACCTAAATTATAATAGACTGGAATAAAACCATTTTCAACTAAGTCCTTTATGATTTGGTTATATATATCTGGTCTTCTAATAAAGCCTGATCTTTCAACAGTAAACCCCATGATTATCTCCTATATCTTAATTTATACTCCGCCACCTTTTGTCAAAATCATTACACGACTACCTTCGTGATATCCAACTGTTGATCTTTGAGCAGTATACTCTCGCATTAATTTTTGTCCATTTGAGTCTAGCTCTCCATGCATATTAACTTTTGCAACCATTGATTCCGCAATAACATTAGCAGAAATAAAAGCAATCATATCAAGTCTTTCATTATGGTACAAATGCCTATCTGTTACAATTCCATCAGGCACGGTAATTATATAACTATTGTCTTCTGCTATAGAAATCTGTTTCTTAGCATTCCAAAAAGTTGAGCTATAACTCTGATTTAAGTCATTATTATTTTGATTGTAGGTTATATTTTTAGGTACAGAAGGTGTCCATACATCTTTTTCTCTAACAACTATTTGCCACACCGTTTTTAAACCAGAACTTGGAAATTTGGTATATGGACTTCCACCTGCTGTTGATTGATATATTCTATCTATCTGACTAAATAAGCCAATTACAGGTGTTAATCCATCGGTTGAAACTTTTCCAGTTTTAGCATTTACTGGTCTTTGAACGCAGACAAAACTACCTTGTCTACCCTCTGGATAAGCTTCAGTTTTTAAATGGAAAGCAAATCCATGATCAGATATAGATACAACATAAGAAACAGGTCTACTTGGGTTTAAATCAACTTCACTTATTAAAGGACTTATATTACCTACTGTCATTTTTCTCTCTATACCATCTATATCAAATCTTAGTCTACCATTTGGAAATGCTGAACTATATTCCATCTGATTATAGTACAACCCACCACGGTCCTCAACAGACGGAGCACCCGTCTGTTGAGTGTAAACAATCGACTTAAAGTCTTCATAAGAAGTATCATATATACAAATAAAATAATCTTGAAATGGAGCATTTTCAGGTACAAATATGTCATAAACAGTTCCATCGTCTAATAACTGATACTTGGTTCCTACTACTAGTCTGCCATACTCTGTTATTTGTTCTGGAGGATCTGACTCTAAGTCATTTCTAGATCCTATAGGCCTCAAAGTGTTGATTAAAAAATTTATATAATAGCTAGAATCTAAGTGTATTCTCCAAGGCTGAAAAGTAACTAAAGGATCAACTTTTGAGCTTGCTTCTAAAGTAAATCTCTTTCCAACTAATCTTGGGCCAATATCAAAAATATTATTTTCTCCATCTATATCACCTTTTAAAACACAATTTACTACTTCTTCTTTACCAGGCAGTTGATATTTAAAACTAGCGGTTACTATTGCAGTATCTATTGGAATTTTAGTTTTATCTACAATAGTTATTTTTGCTTGCCCTGAAGGAATCGGATCTACTAAATAGTCTAGACCTAATGAATAAATAACAGCAGTACTAGTTGGGGTATCCTTAACCTTAAGCTCAAAAGTAGATAAGTCAACTGATACTAAATCTTTAGGTGTATAAAAAATATCATTGTATCCTGTGTTCTTACCACTAAGAGTAGTGTTAGTTATAAATCTATATACCCGTAGATTACTCTTAACAGAAGTGTTCATTGAATAGGTTACAACTTTCGGTATAGCTTGTTCTAAAGTAACTCCTTCATCATATACTGCGGTTGGAACAAGCTCTGTATAGGTTATAGAGGTATTTAAGTTATTAATAGTAAATATTGTATCTTGTTTATCTTGTGCTGAAAAAGAAGTCATATCTACAAGAAATTCAGCCTCAGCAAGATCTTTACTCTCAGACATCTTAGTTACAGCCGACTCTGGGATATTAATGTACCGTGAATTAGGTCCATATGTATCACAGTAAAAACGTTTTGGGTGACCACCTAAGGTGGTTTCTAATTCATATACAATATTAGAAGCATTCTTAACAATATTAGTTATATATATTTGAAGTACATTACTTGGAACCTCAGTCATGCTAAATCCCATATTACCTCTAAGTGATATAGTAAAACTATTTTTATCTTCAGCTAAAGAAATGCTGGTTACAGTATCATAACCACTATAAGAAGAAAGCAAATAAGTAGGGCTAGTTTCTAAATAAGAAGTAGTGTAGCTAGCTTTGATTGAGAAACCTGTTGAGGGCAATAAATCATAATTATTCACAGTTATACTGTAATTTCCATCTCCAGGTATTGGTTTAAGAGTGTAAGAGTCCTTTGTTACTGAATTATCGTCTATATAAAGATTAAATGAGTCTTCATCTAAGATATTTGTATCAGATAAACCAGTTGTTTTAAAAATGTTATTAAAAGAGCTTGGTGTACCTAGTACAGGAATATCCGTAGCTTGTTTAAATGCACGAAGATAATAAAAGTCTGCCGTTATCGTTTTAGAATCCTTCGATGGATAAAAACCTTCAACAAATTGAATAGAGCAAATTGCGGTTATATCTCTTGGTGAAGAAGTTGAAACAATATAATGAGAAGGATCTACTAATTCTCCATCTATTTTTACTTTTAAATACTTTGTCTGAATAAATACTTTCTCAGGCTCTTCTTCAGTCCATATAAGATCAAATCCTCCATCTACAAGATCTTGAGCTAAATTTGTAAAAAGTGTATAAATATCTGTTATACCATTTCTACTTATTGAAAATCCCATAAGAACCTCGCTTTACATTGTTTATATAAATTATAAATTTTATGTTATTGTTATTGTAACTAATCCATAAACAGTAAGTTGTTCTCCAGAAGACGTAGATCCACAATATTGTATATTAGCTGTAGTAGGTTGATTTACAGAAATAACTATATTTTGATCTTTTGTTTGCGTAATCCAATTACTCCAAACAGGTTCTACATTAGATAAGTAATATCTATAACTATAGTAATAACACATTTCTAATTTTACTGAGATGTTAATATTATAAGGAGAAGTAACAGGACCGTTTGGTACATTGTCTATAAATATTCTAGGTTCTGTAGAAACATTCCAGTTATAAATTGAAGCAGAAGTTTGCCAGTTTCCTACAGAATCTGATCCGACAACTCGTAGTGAATGTCCGCCTTGTGTTAAATTTCTTAAAAGAATCTTTTCTGAGACAGACTTTATTCCACTCCATGCATTTCTATCTAATGAATATCTATATTTTACTACATCTGTACCTCCTACAACCACATCATAATCTGTTACTGAATGAGTTAAAGCGTACTCTGTAGTAGGAAGACCTGAAATTGTTGCAACTGGTGCAGTGGTGTCAATTGTCCATAAAAATGTGGTTGGATTTAACGTATCTTGTATATTGCCTAAGGCATCTATTCCACAAACTTGCAATGTATGTGTTTCAGATGCAAGTCCTAAAAGACTAATTGGAGACGAAATTGGTGCTGGATTTGTCCACGCTCCTGTATCTAGTTTATAGGTGTAACTAACAACTTTCTCTCCAGAAATATTAAAAATAGCAATAGTAGAATTGGTGTAATCTTGTATTGTAGTTGAAATAACTGCAACAGGTTTTTCTGTATCTATTGTCCAAGTAAATTCTGTAGGATGTGTTGTTTCCTGCCAATTATCTGCAGTGTTTTTAACCACCACTAGTAAAGTATGAGAAGTTGAAGATAAATTAGATAGGTCTATACTACGTGTAAGTGGATATTCTATACTCCAAGGTTCTTCATCAATTTTATATTTATATAAAACTAAATTTTGTCCTGTCACATTAATATTAGTAGAAGTAACATTTGTTAAAAGCTTTGGAAGATTTGTTAAAATTGCTTCTGGTTCTACTGAGTTTATAGTCCATGAATAAGTTACTGCCTCAGATTCTGCTGGCCATACCTGATTTATTATATCAAAAGATAGAACTTCTAATTTATTTAGACCATCTGGTAAAGACGAGAGTTGTAAGGGTTGAGATGAAGAATATTCTCCACTCCATGTTCCATTATTGATACGGTATTTATAAATATTTACATTTCTTCCAGAGATAGTTATATCTGTGGTTGTTAAATAGGTAAGACTTTTTGGTACATTAGTTAATATAGGAACATTAGTTAATGTATCTACTACCCAAGAAAATTCAGTAGCAACATTTTCTGGTTGATAATTTCCTATACTATTTTTTCCAATAACTTTTATAGTATGAGTACTCTCAGTTAAATTAGTGAGTTTAATTTTAGTAGTAGGAAAATTTAAAATCTCCTGGCTCCAATTATTATTGTCTAATTTATATTTAAAAGCAGATACAGAATTATCACCAATACTAATCGTTATGTCCTTTTTTCTTGTAGCAAATGGAACATCTGAATTTATTATTGCAGTAGGATAACTTTTATCTATAGTCCAAAAAACTGTAGTAGGTCTAATCTGCCACTTGTTATCATCACGCTGGCCTATTACCTCTAATACTCTTTGACCTTCTGGTAAATCCTTTAATTTAATTGGTGTTATTATGTCTAATTCATCACTCCATTCTCCAAAATCTATTCTCCACTTATAATTTATTAAGTATAATCCAGATACAGAAACATCAAGATTAGAACTATTAGTTATCCTATCAGGATTACCAGAAACAATTGCTATAGGTTCAGGAATATTAAGATAATCAAAATTAGTTTGAATTAGTAATCTTTGTCCTTCATTATAATTAATGGAGGCTCTTTCTCCAGTATATTCAAGTCTAACTAAATGATCTCCTTGTCTAAAACAATTAAATACTGCAGTATTACCTTCAGATAATACATTAGCAGAAACAAATGAGATAAGATCCATACACTGATCTTGATATAAAAACCTTTTAGTGGTTATTCCATCAGGAATAGTAACTAGATAATTTCCTCGTTCTGAAATAGATATTTGTTTTTTGTTGTTCCATGGATCAGAAGAGTAGTCTGTGCAAATATTAGAATAACTAGGGGCTGTAGGTATAAGTACATCCTTCTCTCTAACTATAAACTGCCAAACCACATTATCACCAGACCGAGGATATAACACAGTACTAGAATCACCTAAGGTTCTAATATAGTTTCTTTCTATATGATTAGTTAGACAAACTACTGGATTAAATTTTCCTATAAATGGAATACCGGTAGTTGAGTCTACCAAACGTTGGGCGCAAAGCCATTTTACTCCACGGCCTTGAGGGTGCCCTTCTGATTTTATCACTAAAACAAATCCAGAATCAGATATAGAAAGACGATAGCTTAAAACTCTGCCTTCTCCAACTGCATCTACCTCACTTAATAATGGACTTATATCACCATAAGGTAAAGGTAGTGAAGTACCATCTGTATCAAACCTTATACACTCCTTACCATCAATAAGATCATATTGTGGTATATAAATTTCATCTGGTGGTTTAGGTGTAGCTAACTTGCTTGTCAGAAATTCATCCAAAGATGTTTCATACTTCTGTCTAATAAGAGCTTCGGCTATCTCTATATCGGAAGGTTTATCGGTAGATCTACCATCTTTAGGAATAGGAGTAGGTAATACAGTACCATCATCTAACAGTTGATGAGAAGTACCAAGAACAATTCTTCCATATTCTTTTATTTCCTCTTCTTTAGGCTCATCAAATCCATACATTAGCTTTTTGAATTTTAATATGTATCCAGCGTCCATGTGAACACGCCAAGACTCAAGTGGAGATAAACTATCAACTGTTGTAGTTGTTTCAATAGTAAATTTATCAGTACCTTTAAAAACAGAGTTCCATCCTGCAGAAATAAACTCAGTATAAACTGAATCAAATACTTCAGTTAAACTAGTAAATCCTATTTTATATGAACTAGAAATTAACATCTTTATACCTCATGTATAGACGAAGTTTATCCTGCAGGTTGTGCTACTATAGTCCATTCTACATCTCTCATCGTATTATCATAATCAGATGGAGCTTTTACTAATAAAATATCTTTTGGAAATAATAAAGTCTCTATTCCTCTATACTCTCCGTAACCATCTCCATTTGCTCTAAAAACTATCTTGCCAAATATACTGTCATTTCTGGTTATCAACAGTTCAGTATCTCTTTTAGGTTTAATAGTACAGTAAGCCTGTGACTTAGGAAAATTTCTATCTATTCGTATTGGTGCTGCTACAACAAAACGCATTACTACTTCATCAGGCTTAGCTGAACCGAAGATAGATCCAGAAAGTTCATATACTAAATCTCCTACAGGTTTAGGAGGTTCGATAGGACCACCGCCATCTCCAACGCCTTTAGGCCCTATATATCTGTAACCTTCAATATATAAAACTGCATTATTAGATAATACATCTGAAGGAACGCAATTTGGAAAATATAATACACCAGCGTTATAATCAAATACATACTCCATTGTTAGTAGTGTAGGATTTATAATCTTTCTATGTGTCCCATAGTCTAAATTTTCTACATATATTCTTACTGCATAACTATAGCCTAAAGATGGAGGAATCCAGTCTCGTAATCGTACATTGCTATTATCTACTGCTAACCAAGTTCTATTACCAGGGACTGTTTCATCAACAACCATCTTAGCTATAGTATCATCTTTATATAAGCCAATTTCTCTAGTATTTGATATAGGCGGTGTAGAAGGTATTTTACCTGAGTCTGTCCAAATCTCATGACCATAAGATATTACGTTAGTATAAATTGTTTCATTCAAAACATCCTTATTTAAAATATCAGTTTCAGCTACACCAAAAAGTTTCTTCCAAACTATATCTAATTTTTTAGTATCTGAAATTGCCATTTTTAGTCTCCACTACCGACAACTATGTCACCATACTATATCTGGATTTTCAACCATTCCTTCTAAGGTTATTCCTTTTATAACATCAAGAGCTTCGAGTTTTATCCTTACTAAAATAGTATTGTTACTACTATTAGTGCTAGATTGTCTACCAAAGGTAGCAATAAAAAGACCGCTTCCTCCATTTGCAGCAATACCTAAAGCACATCCATTACTGTTTCTTCCAGATCCTGGAGTATCATACCCATCATATAACATGGTTAAGTCTAACCAACCATTTGGTGCATTGTCAAATAAGTATTCTAGTCCAGGTAGTTTAAGACTTATTTTTCTATAAGTTCCAACTATTGTAACTTTCATTTGACTTACAGCTTTTCTTCTGGTCATGTATGTTGCATAACATGGACGTTTTGAACCAGTTTGTGGTCTTAGTACACCATTAGACTCAATTGCATCCCAAGGCTGTAGGATTGTAGTATTATTCCAATCACCGCTTTTTAACGTACTCTTATCATCAATAGGATAATCACCATCAGACATTGTTACTCTTTGAGCATAATCAAAATTACCCATTTTTATTTCCTCGCTAATTTACTATATATTAGGTAACTCTCCTAAATTCTTTACAGCTATAATACTACTACTTTGTGATACTTGACTTGTATTCGTTGTACTAGAAGTTTTATTGGACTTAAGTACATCAGAAGCAAGAGGCAAAGTATTAACTTCTTTAGGTTGTATCAATTGATTATCACTAACAGGTTTATCACCAGATACTAAAGGTTCCATATCATTAACAGCTATACCGCCAGAGCTAGTTTTAGTTCCACTAAAAGCAGACCCTTGAGGTGGTGGTGAATCTGCAAGTTTAGGTAATTTTTGACTACTACTATTATCACTAGGTGCATTAGTTATATTTGAAGAATTATCTGCTTCTGTTGAACTTGAGCTTGTTTTAGGTACTGTCATTTTATACACTTCAAACAACTCTGCATACTTTGTACCTTTTATGACAATTTTATGTGCCCCAACAATATATCTACCACTATAGCCATTAGGCTTTCCAGTAGATAGATTATAGAATTTAAGATCAATAGGATCTAATGGTTGTAAATTAGTAACAGTATCAACCAAGAAAGTTGATTTTTGACTAAATAATCCTAACATACGAAGATTTCTATGGTAAGCCTTCCAATATTTTGGATAGGTATTTCCACAGTCTATAGGAGCATAATCTCTACGGGCTATTTCTATCTGATCAGATATTTCAGTATTTATAGAAGCAGCACCATCCGCTGAAGGTATTGAAACACCACTATACTCTTCATTACTTCCAGACATTAAATCTTCTATCATCTTATATCCATAGTTTACCCATGAGTTTAAGAATCCAGAAGAACTGCTAGTTGTATATTCTCTCATTGTATACTTATCAGGAGAACTGCTAAAGTCTGTTCCTCCAATAGAAGAAGGATTAGAAGTAGTTGCTGGACTAGTAGTAGTATTATCAGTTTTCTTAGAATCTAGGTCTGAGTCAAAACTAGCATAAGGTTGCGTAGATTCAGAAAAGGCATTATTTATATTTTTATAAATAAAGTCACCATTAAAAGAAGCACAAGCTAGCATTACACCATTTTCTGAATAACTATGTTGAGTTATTTTCTTTATGAAAATAGCAACAGGATCACAAACATTTATCCACGTTTGTTCATCTGAACAAGGGTCTCCAGAACTATCTCCTACAAAGTCTAAACCACAGTCTTCTACAATTTCTTTTATTACTTTATAGCTTGTTCCTTTATATGCTTTGGTCTTTATCTTTTTTATAAACTTATAGTTGTCTAAAACAGCGTGTATTACATATTTTAAACCACGGCTATACTGTATAGCCTTCCAACTAAATAGCCTAAACTCATAAGGTCTATTGCTAGATAGTTCATCTTTATCTTTACCAATAGTAATTGAAAATTTATTGGCATCAGACAAAGGATGTAAATCAGAAAATATACCTTCTGAGTCATTGACGGTTAATGTCAACGTTGGTATTCCAGAAGATACGTCTTGAAGCATAGTTATTTGATCCAAAAAATCTACTCCAGCTACAGGTAGATCTTGATCATCTACCTTAAGGTCTAAAAATAGTTGTCCATCTAGTGCTATTACTGACATAAAGGCCTCTAGTTATTTCAAATAAATTTGTTTGGATAAACGTTTACCTTGGCTCTGTTTAACTAAAAGATCATTTAAAATAGTAAAATTAGGTATCTTTATAAATGATCCTGCAGTCAGTTCAGTATTTGCAATAAGTTTATTATAAACAAGTATTACCCAATATAACTCAGGTGAACCAAAGAATAAAGCTGAAATTTTATCTGGCCTATTCTCATTATAAAAAGGTATTTCATATATTGAAGAATAAGGTATTACCATTATTTTATCAACCAATTTATCTGTGAGAGGGTCATTACCTAAGTTATCTCTAGTTAGATATAAATGTCTATCATATATCGACATATAATAACCTCTAGTTAATGTTTGAACATAGTTTGAATATCATCATAGACGATAATATAAGTAGATATTACTGAAACATCTAACTTAGCACTTAAAGGTCTACCATCAGAATCAAAAATTGCATCATATGTCTGACTTATATTAGTTATTACACAATTTTTAAGAACCATGAAATTTCCAAATCTAACTTCTACTGGAGAATTAGTTTCGCTATCCGGTAACATAGGTGTATAAGGCGCTTTAAGGATAGGACCAAATTCTCTAGGTAGAGCCATCTTCATTATTTCTTTTATTGGTTCAACAAGTTCTCTTTGAGGATCTTTCTCTACCTTAAACACAAAAGGAATATTATATGAAATATACGAAGATCCTTGCCATAATTGAGCACTTAACTGTTTATTCTGAAAGTTAAAACCACCTGCTGCGGCAGTCTTATTAACCCATTCAGTAACATTTCCACCTACCATAGCTGACATTGCTTCTTGCATACCACCGGCAAGTATTGGATTCCATGTTATATCTAAAGAAGTAGAAAAATTCTCAGCCATTGGTGTAGATACTATTGAACTACCTTTACTTAACCATACTCTATAATTTTTATTTAAAGACTCATATCCACCTATTTCAGACATATTAAACTACTCCTAATATAATAAGATTTAGTCCACCATCCTCAACCATAAACATTCCATCAGTTCTTAAACTTGGAACTTCTGCGGCAGGCAGATTAGCAGTAGGTGGATAGCTTGGTTGTTGACTAACTTTATTATCTTTATTTGTAGTAGGCTTATTTGATGTCAGCTCTGCTCTTGGTGGTAATACTATTGACTCAGGTGATTTTACAGTCTGGGCATCTGGCACTCCACTAAAAGCTCTATTTACTGCTCCCGTAGCTCCATCAATTACTGGAAAGGCAGAAGAAGCTAAGTTATCCCATGAACCCATAACCGTATCAGTAGCAGACTGTGCTTTATTTTTTAAAGTATCTAGTCCTGCTCCTACAGTATCACTAATTCCATTAGAAATTTTATCATATAGTTTTCCACCAGAATCTTTTAAATCAGAGTATCCAGAAGTCGCCGCACCAGTAACTGTGCTTAAAACCTTATTTAAGAATCCTAATAGACCACTGTTATTCGTAGTTGTTTCTGGTTTTAAACCTTCAGTTGAAGAAATAGGCAAGTTAGTTCCAGAAGATGCCGGTATATTAGACGCTGCTTCTACAGCACTAACTGTATCTAACAGTGGTTCTTCTTTCTTAACCGCAGGTGAAGAAGCAGCTACAAAATTATCAGATTTTAATAACTGTTTTACAAGACCTTGTGGTTCAGAATCAATATCAGAAGGTAAAGCAACGGAGGCCACATCATAAGGTTCTTCTTTTTTAATGTCTTCTTCTGGTGATGTAACAGTTTTAAAGTCTTCTGAAGAAGCTTTTTGTGTACTGGTACTTTGAGTTGTTTCTGGCTCTGCTTTGTCAGAAGATGCGACTTGTATGTCGTCTTTAGGAATTGAACCACCTTGATTTCCTACTAAGGCAGCCATTACTCTTTTACCAGAATCTCCTGACTTAGTTGGGCGTCCACCCATTATAAAACCTTTGGCTCTAAAGTCTTTCACACCTGACTTAGCACCAGTTTTACTATTTCCAGACTCAAACATCTTAGGTTTGCCAGTAACTGGATCCTTACCTAGGTATACAGCTACATGTGTCGCACCAAAAGGCCCTACTGGCTTTCTAGCTCCACCACCTGCTATTCCAGCTTTTCTTAAAGCTTCTTCTTTTTCACTATGATAGAAGATAAGATCTCCAGGCTGAAGATCTTTTATACTAGTAACAGGAGTACCATTTTTTAGAACATCTTTTCTTTGAGCTTCAGCAGTACCTGGAATTGATATTCCAGCAGCACGATAAGCAGCTTGGCTTATTTCGGAACAGTCCATTCCTGTTCCATCTCGTTTGTTATTATAAGGTATTCCGGAAAGGGCTGCTCCTGCAAAACCTTCTGCAACAATGTTGGAAGTATCTATAGAACCTGAAGTGCTTGATGTGGTACTTCCTGAAGAAGAAGGTGTATCATATGAAGAAGAAGATGGTGTACCATATGAAGAAGAAGAAGATGGTGTACCATGTGAAGAAGCCATAGGTACTTCTGCATCACTAGAACTTGGAGCACCTATAGGTGCTCCTCCTGTAGGAGTTGAGGGACCACCACCAAGCTTACTTCTAAGCCACTCAAACGGTGCACTTAAAGTAGAAAATAGACGTTCCATTAGTCCTCTAGGTCTATACGCTTCCTTAGTAATTGTGGTCAAATCTTTTAGATTTTTAGCGTCTTGTTTTTCTAAGTAAGTAGGCCCTTCACCTTCTTCATCACCTTCTTCATTACCTGTTAGGGCAGTTGATTTATTTGTTATATCTTCTGCCTTGTTTATAATTAAGGCATTTCTAGTATCAAAATTATCAGTAAGTTCTTTTTTAGTATCTACATCTTTTTGTTTAGTTTCATCACTTTTAAATACTTTTCTTGAGATCCACTTTGAAAATTTCTCTCCACCGAATGCACCACCAATACCACCTACTATAGCTCCTACAATACCTCCAACCGTAGTTCCTAAACCTGGTATTACAGAGCCTAAAGCAGCACCACCCATTGCGCCTAGTTTAGCACCACCTAGTGCACCTGCCATTGTACCAGCACCAGTAGTTACAGCTCTTGCAGTTTTTACCTCAGTGGATTGATCTTTATTATCTGCTGAATTATACTCTGAATATCCTGCAATTAAACCTGTTAGAGGTAATGCAACTCTACCTATTACCTTAGTAGCTCCTGACAAAACACGACTTCCAGTAGAAGCTGCGACTGCTGTAGTATCTGCTGCTGCGGCTGTAGCTTCTGTAGTCTCTGCTGCTGTAGCTCCTGTAGCTTCTGCTGCTTCGGCAGCAGCTTCTGTAGTAGAACCAGCACCTTTATTAAACCAGGTTTTTGGATTATACCAAGTACCTTTACCTTTTAAAGTACCTTTTAGTCCTCTGTACTCTAAGTACTTGCCAAGTAAACCTCCATCAGAACCAGTTACTCTTATAGTCTTGTCTATTTTTTCTAGATTTTTATTAACCAGCTTTAACTGCGCTGTTAAAGATTTATCCATTCCATCTAAAGCTTCAGTCTGTTGTTCCTGAGCTGCGGCGTCCTGAGTTCTTTCTAATCTCTTCTTAGCATCTTCTCTTATATCTTGTACTTTACTACCTGCAATCTTTTCTAAGGTTCTAGATAAAGAGGAGTTTGGATACGTGTTTGGAGCATGCTTAGATAGAGTTTGGCTTAATGAACCTGCTCTATCTGCAACATTATTCCTAACATTAGTTTTTACATCTTGATACTTATTTTTAACTATGTCTATAGTATTTAATTTTATATCTTTCATTACGTTACTGAATAATGAATTAGCCATAACATCCTACTTTATTTTGAGATATCTTCTTTGTATAAAGAAGCCCAGTATAACAAGTTCATTATAGGCATATTATCATTAGGTGGTATATTACATTTTGTAGCTAAAGTCCACTGAGTATCTAGTATCTGTTGTATAGTCAGGCTAGGGAAAGAAGGAAAGATAATTCAATGTCAGTTTCCTTCTCATTATACCTCCGCAAGCTTGACATTTTAAAGATATCCATTCAGATACCCCAAATTGAGGAAGTTTCTCTACAAACCCCTCAATTTTTTCTTGAAGCACAAGATTAGGTTGCTCATTTAAAATCATCAATTTTTCAGCTAATGAATCTCCAGCTTTAATCCATTGAGCTATATCTGCTAAATAAAGATCTCCCATTAAAGAGGTATATTCTTTTTCTTCATCCTCATCTGTAAGATCGGAGTTTTTAAATGACTCGATCCTTCGTCTAAGAGAATCCAGCTCTTCAAAGAATCGCATTGTAGGAAATGCAACCTCTGGTAACATTTTAAAATCATCTGGTATATGGTTAATAGTTATATCGGATTTCTTTATTTGTGATAATTGATCTTTATGACCGCAAATCTTCTTGTTACCATTTTCATCTAGATCTTCAAGTTCATTATCACAAGTCCAAGTAACATGAAAAGGTCTTGCAGGGTAACTATTTAAACGTAACCAATAAAGACAGAACTCAAAGTCTTCCACAATTAACTTGTTTATTGGTTGACTTAAACATGCTCCAACTGCACTAATCAAATAAGTAATGTTATTACTAACTTTAGCCATATGTATCAAGCGAGCTTCATTAGTAGTTAATTGTCTGATCCATAGTTCTTCAAAGTCGTACCCAAATCGTGGATGATACTGTGAAGGAAGTTCTTGTAATAAGACATAACGACCATCATTCTGAAATCTTTGTTTCTCAGAATGAGCTTGATCTTGAGTTTTAGATACAGGTTCTTGTAGTTGTGATGATACAGGTTTTAGAATAGCTTTCCTCTTCGGTGGCATAATTTGTCCATTGCTGTTGTTCATCAGTGTCTCCTAGTTAGTTTTTCTTTAGATGTTTGACCAATTTACTTTATCTACGCTAAATGTTACTTGAACTGTAACTATGTCTACTACACTTGTCATGTTTAAAGGATTAATAATCAATGGAAATACACCAAGTAAACTTGCGGTTCTAATAATTTTACCTTGAATGGTATCACTTAAAAGATTAACTATAACTTTAGCTTTATAGTTAGATGCAGGATAATAGTTTCCAAAGGTTTCAGGTTTACTTGGATCTGAATCCATTATTAAATCCTGCCATTTAGAGAATCCTTTAATTGTAGATGCATTTGAATCTTCAAAAAATGTTACCGTAAAATTATTTACAGTATTAAACCCTGCGTAGAATTGTTTGGTCGTAGCGAGGTGACGATCATCAGCGTTGAATTGTCTGAAGGGAAGTTCTATCGACTCTACATAATTTTGAAAGAACCTGGAAGGGAAAAAGCTGTTAAAACTATTAGCATTAGTTGAATCTTGTAACGTTACACTTTCAATTGACCAATTATGACTCATTAAAGGCCCAGTATTAGCTAGTGCTATTACTGTAGATATAGTAGGTTTTTTAGACATATCATCACCTAATTAAACAGGGGTACCATAAGATACCCCTGTTCAGGAATTACTTATGATTTTGCAGGTGTTTCAACTTGGTCAAACCAATCATATCTAAACGAAGCGGAAACTTCAACAATTGAAGCAGATGAACCATCAAGGTTTATGTCTTGAACTTGTTCACACCACATGTTACCTATAGTCCAAGCACTTCCAGTTATTACTTGACCTTGCTCATCAAATAGAGCCAAGTTTCCAACAGTTGAATAGGCTTGTTTACCTTTGCTTATTTGTGTTTGCCAATCCCTACAGGCTTTAACCCATTGTTTTAAAGTTTGATAAATCTCAAGCTGTCTAGTCTCTACATAGGTTATGGATAAAGTATTTTGAAATACTGTTCTTCCAACTACTGATACTTTATAACCATGTAAGGTAAGATCTTGTGCTTCGTTTTGAACTCCAGGCATTGAAACTGATTTACACTGGATACGTAAAGCATTTTTTGCGTTACCAGGAGTACCAGAAACACCAGTAGGTAATGTAGGTATCCATAACTCAAAATTGTCCCCATAAAGAGGGTCATTTATAGCCAATACGTCTCCAATTCTAGTTCTTGATATAGTGCTTGCCATAATAGAAAACCTCCGAATCTGTATATAAGTATTAGGATTGAACTTCAATCTTTACAGAAGTACGATTAATAATCAACTGAACCATTATTCTCTTAGCCGGAATTACAGGCTCAAGATACACATCAACATTCAGTATACCATTAGCTAAATCGTCAACGGAATTATTTGTACCATCACATACTACAGAGTAGGTATATAAACCACGTCCCAGTCTAATAGGTTCAAGAATGTTATTTACTCTTTGACGAATCTCAGATCTTAAAATCTCGTCATTTGGATCAAATACTGAATATTGTAAATTAAATTCTACATCCAATTTTATGAGGTTCAATAAACGTCTAACGTTTATGTTAGACGTTGCAGAGTCTTTCTTTTGAAGAGTAACATCTCCCCATACCGCAATACCAATGTCTTTAAATACTCTAGTAGGACAAATTTGATTTGTTACTAATAGATCTCTATCCTCTTGTTTATACTTAGCACCAACGTCAATTACATTATGAAGCATACCTCTATTTAAACCTGCAGGTGAGAACCATGTTGCGTAATTGATATCTGTCTCAGCATAAATAGCTGCAATAAATCCAGAAGGTGGTAACCAAATCTGCTTACCACTAAATTCGTCATTAACATAATACCATGGTGAATATAATGCACCATAAGATGAATCTGCATCTAATCCACCGTAAGGATTATTACGATAATCAACAGGATCAGTAGTACGATCATACTTTGATCCTTGCTTATCAAATGGTATATCAAGAATTGCCATACAGTCACCACGAGTTTCACAAAGATCTAACATCTTTAATTGAATCTGTGGATTAGTATAACCACCATTTATCAGCAATTGGAATTTAACCTCTTCACGTTCATAGTAAAGCTGCCAACCACTGTTTTTATATGGTGTATAAGGATTTGACATATTACTAGGAAGTGCATCTCTTCCCATAATAATTGCCGATAGTCCATTAAGTGGAATATTATCTAAACCTGAATCTCCATTTGATAAGTATGCATTAGGAACTGCACTAGGAGTTGTACCTAAGTAGTTTAACGTCATGGTAGGCATTATAGAAGTACTAATTTTAGTAGTGTTAAGATCATTATTATAAACACGAATAAATCTTGATCTACCATTAATTACATCTGATAAAAATTGTTGACGTCCATAACCATCAGTTTGATGACTTCTACTTACAACAAAAGACTCCACAGGAATAACACTATTTGATCCCTTTACAAATACCTGTATCTTAAATGTATTAGGTAAAGACTTGTCGTCTTCATCTCTAACATCCGTAATTACTATACGGTAATCTCCATTATACTTGTTTGGATCTGCTCCGTAAATATAAAATAAGTCATTAACGTCATTGTAGTCTGCATCACCAAGCTCCATGAAGAACATATTAGGATCTTCTGGATGTACATCTTTAGCAGTAGTAAATTGGCGCATTGATACTAAACCGGAGTTATCTAACGTTACAACTAAACCTCCGAATTTAGCTCTATTATGTACTCTGGTACACAATAGTTTAGGCATCTTAGTCAGAGCTTGTAATGCTGCATAATGACCTAAAGACACTTCATACTTAGGTGAACCAAATTTACTTAGGAATTCTGCTTGACCTCCAGTTATTTCTATAATCTGATCTACTGGTCCTATTTCACTAAAAAATACAATAGCTCCAATACTTACTTGTGCTGTTTGTACTATACCCTGAGAATTATCTTTTTCAGAAGTATATACACCAGCAGAGGAATGAGTTACAATAGTCGCCATGAACTATCTCCTTTCACGTAATATGAGTCATCTATTTTGTTGCTATCTTATTGTTTATTTATCTTTCCCATCTACAATACCTACAGGTTGCATTGACTTTGAATTATTAGTACCTGAAGTTGGCTTAACTACACTAGGTTGATTATTAGTTTTAGCTTCAATTGCTACTGAAGTTTCTACTACTGGTGTAGATGAAGATATAGGTCTAACCTTAATAGACCTCTTAGTTAAATTCTCTTTTGAAGTTGTTATACACTCTTCATCAATAATATGTCTAGTCTTTGCTGCTAAAGTTGCTGAGTCATGATCTCCATTGGAGTTTATAAACTCAATACTTGCAGGCATTGTACCTACATTAATAACTTCAACCAATTGAGACATATTGCTCTCCTTTTACTTAGAATTTACAACTAAAAGTTTATTTTCTCCAAAATGAGTTATCACAGGTATTCCATCTGATGGTATCTTCTTCTTTCGGATTCCTTTAAATCTTACAGATTGTTTAACAGGAAGACTGAAGTCTATACCATCTAGATTCTTTAATTCTAACTGCTTTTCTCTTATTCTCAAGTCTTTTGTCTTAACTTTTATGTAGAACTTTCCAGCAAGATTCAAATTATTTGTACTAAACCAAACAGTTGTAATAACTGGTTCACCTACTACTCGTAACCAAACTTTTCCCATTTCTCCATGATTAATGAAAAGTTTAGAACAGTATATTTGTGTAGGCTCTATCATGTCTACTCGTTGAAAATCAATAAGTATAGGAGATTTTGGTTGAATCGCTAAAAAGTCTTTTATTTCACCTAAGTATATACCTATAGAATCAACTTTATAAGTTGTTGTATAAAAATATTCTTCAGTCAATCCGCTGGATATTTTAGAATCTGCAATTACCTTAGGTTGATTCTTATTGTTTATCCGCAGGGAGAAATTTGTAGAGATTGACTTTGCCATCGTCTTCCTCTTTCAACTCTAAGATATAAGCTTGTTCTAATGTACGTTTATCTGAATTTACTTCTTGTTGATAGAACCTTAAATTAATAGTTTTAACTCCAGGCACTAAACAAGTAAATCCAATCCATCCTTGAACTTCAAATGATAAAGATACCTTACCACTGTTGTAGTCTTGCTCGTTATCAGTAGATATAAGATTCTCTGGAAAAGAGATATTACCAGATCTCTGAACTTTACAAATACTTTGTGTATCAAAAGCATTTATTTTGAAATTAAAAGCTCTAGCTACGTCTGCCAAAATTAAGGATTGTGCGTAGCTTAACAGTCTTACAACATCTGAATCTAATACATTCAAAGTTATATTTAACTTCATTGGAAATGCATATGTTACATCTACTGAATCTCCTATGAAGGCTTTTCTTCCTGCTAATCCACGATGTGACATTGCCGTAGTATTAGCCTGATCTTTTAAAAGATCTAAATCGTTTAATACTATGTAGGCATATGGATACTTTAAGTTATTAGACTCTCTTTTTTCTTGTAATTCTTTAAGTCTGTCTGTAAAAGAAAAATCTATAGGACTAGGACACTGTAATATCCTGTTAAATGAAGCTCTTAATCCATGCAAGGTTAAACTTAATAGTGTAGTTTCATAGATAGCATTTATAGAACCTGCACTAAATTTAGAAACATCTGTATCAAAAACAAAGGAGATATCCGAAAAATCTGGAGTGGTTGACATATTTACTCCTGAGTTAATAACGGCTTTACTGCATTGTGTAATTCATTTAATTTGTTTTTATCTAATGTCTTTAACCTGTTTATAATATTATTGACTATATTTCTTATCTCTCTATTAGATGATCCTTTTATAACTAGATCCGGAAATATGGTCATTAATATTGGTATAAACTTCTTAACATCCCAATCATCTGATCTTAGTTTTAAAGAGATTAAGGCAGTTTTAATATCTTCTTCTAGAGAAGTAGATGAAGAAGCTAATATCTCTATATCATCGTCTTCTATAACAGCACCATCTAAATCAAATTCATCTTGAGTCTCATCCTCATTACAATCACAGGTTTCATCACATCCTTCAGGACAAACTTCTTTATCTACTATTTCAAAAGAATACTTATCTTTATTAGAAGAAGTGTCAGAAGATTTTATGGCTCTTACTGCATCCATAATTTCTTTTTTACTAAAAAGGGTTGTATTATCCAGTTCTTCCGTTAAGGCAACGATGAACCGTTTATTTATCTTTTTATTGATAAAATTATAAGAACTTATAGTATCAGAAGCTGTTACATCTTTGTTACTAGAAATCTTATTTATTAACACAGGTAAATCAGATGTAACACAAGCCTGAAGAAATAATCTTGCCGCTGATTTTAAATCACCGGAGTTTGCAGCAGAAGTAGCTAAAATAATAAGATCCCCAGCTAAAGTATACATGCTTCTTCACCTCATCTTATATATATTTGTTATTATAAATTACATATAATTTTGCCATTAAAAAAGGGGAGAGAATAATGTCCTCTCCCCTTTCTCTATACATCCTTGTTTTGTTCCTACTATTTGTTACATACCAATTTTCATACCTTTTGCTACGGAACGAGCATTGGTGATAATGGAGCTGATGTTCTCTGCAAGGAACCAACCTTTGCTGTTACGGCTTTGTAATGCACCATCAATTGGGGTTGACTCTACACCACCACGGGTTGTATACTGACCATGGTTAGCTGCTGCACCAACAACATAAATCTCACCTGGATTAAGAACCTGAAGCTCAGGTGCACGGTAGCCATCTGTAACAACACGGAGGCCTAAGATAATACCGAGTTCACCATTCAGAACCAGGTCATACTTGCTGACAGGATCAAGCATTGATTGGAATTCGCTGTTTCCAACGATGTCATTCCAGTAATCTTGAGCTAATAAACAAGTAGTTGCAGGAATTTTCCAATGAGCTACGTTGTTACGTAAGGTGCTCAAAGTTGTAGGAGTGAGCTGACCAGCAATATAAGTAATGTTGTTAGCGGAACCAACAGTACCATCTGCAAGACGCTTCCAAACCAGGTCTTCTTGAACCATGATGTTCTGTAAACCTTCGGTGTACTTTTCATCCAGAATGTCAGAAGAGATTTGATCAATGTCACGGTTTTCAACTTCTACGTTTGCATTGATATAAAACTCAGGTGGATAAAAAATACGCTCACGAACAAGCTGAGGTACAACATCAGCAACAGAAGTTGCAATCATAGCAACTACGTTATTTACACGCATACGACAACGTGGGATTTCACCTTGATTAAGTTGCTCTTCAATCATCAGGTTACGCATGAAACCTTCACGGTAAGCAGCTTCTTCAATCTTGGCAGCTAGTGCAACACCTAACTGATTCCACTTAGAACCAGACTTATCAGTAAAAGCAGCAGCTAAAACTTCACGATGAAGACGACGATCTTTCTCAGGAGCTTGGCGAACAATCTCACCTTTAGAAGAAGCAGTAACCAGTTCGGAAATCTTAGAGAGAAGTTCCTTTTGGCTATGTGCATTAATTTCGCCATTACTTGCTAATGCAGGCTCAGCGGATTTACCGAGACGAAGATCAGTAATTTCAGCGCCAGAAGCGAGTGTAAACTTTACACCAGCATAAGGATTGTGTTTTGCCTTAGACATTTGTTTAATTCTCCTTTTCCTGTTTATTTTTAAAGTAGTAGTTTAGTTTATTATGCGATTAGCCGCTGTAAGGACCAAAGTTAAGGGTGATAAAAGCACCAAAGAAGGAGCCATTAGGAGCAGAGGGAGCTCCAATAATGTTACAACCCTTTAGCTCAGTACCACCAGCTTTAAGAGTAAATAAACCATTAGGACCAAGATAAACAGGACCAGTAGTTGCAGACCAATCATCGGTTACATCGAATTGATCAGTAGAGACGTCGCCTTCAGTAATAACACCAACTACTGAATAGTAAGAAGCTGAATGGATGCCACCTGCTGGGCCATAGCCTTGAGCATTGATTGCTTCTTGAACAGAAGGTACATACTTATAAACAACAGAAATTTCTACTGGAGAAATAGCAGTACCAGCGTTTGAAGAGTCAATGGTAACTTCGCCAATTAAAGTATTAACAGCGAATTGACCAGCAGCGGCATTGGCAGCAAGTACTAAAGTAGTATTACCAGATTTAACAGTGATCTGACCAGCTACTAAATTAGTACGAGCTAATTTAATTGTGGTAGTACCAGCAACTAGGAAGTTTTCTACACCAGTAAGTTGGGTAGGAACTTGTACTTGAGATAAAGAAACACCAGCAAACTTCTCATTAGGTGCTCCAGATGAAGGTTTAACTTTACCTTCACCATTCTCATTTACATAAACGAGTGCAACCCCTTCATTCTTAATATCATAGCCAGTAGCTACGTTACGATGAAAGGATTTCATAATACGGGTTTTTTGAAGTTTAAGCATTGTTTTAAATTCCTTTCTTGAATTAGATTATAAGCTGCTGAAAGCAGTCTTTAATTTGGATGTAAATGCATCTTCCTTAACGGTTGTGGACGCAGCTTCAACTATTGAACGAGTTCCAAATGGAATTGAAGAAGCTTCGATTCTATTTGCAATTGATTCTTCCAATCCATTATCATCTACAGTTTCAACTTCTTCTTCATCTTCTTCTTCTGAAGCAGAAATGAAATTACTTCCTATAATAGCTTTTGAAAGCTCTGCACGAACTTCAACAGGCTTTGCATAAAGCTCTGAAGCTTTTTCAATCAGAATCTTACAGAAATCTTCTGCGGTTTCTTTAAATACTCTGTCAATAAGTCTGTGTGGTTGTGGAATACCTAAAGATGATAGTTCTTCCCACATTCTTACTTTTAATGGGTTAACCGCATCAGAGAAGAAGCCACGATTAATACCAACCGAAGCCATTCCTAAGGTTGTTTGGAAATCAGAAACTAAAGACTTGAGTTGCTTACTTACCTCAGTCTCATGCTTTGAAATCTCAGTCTGTACTGCAGTGTTAATAAGACTCTTAATAGGAGCTGCAATTATGATTGACTGGAATCCAAGTTTCTTCAGACCTTTTAAACCTTCGGAAGCAACTACTTGACTAATTACTTTACCGAATTTCTCGGTATGGAAGATGTCTTTGTTTGTACCGGATGCTGTCTCAGTTAAATGAGCTACAGGTAGTCCATTAACATTTACAATCCAGCGCTTTTCACCTTTGATAGAAGCAGAATACTCTACGTCTGTTTCATCAGTGTCTTCTAACTCAGCACCATCAACAAGATCGATATTTATTGAGCCATCATCTTCAATAAACAGGTCGCCCTGCTCATCATCTTCATCAACTTGCTCTTCTTCTTCATCAATCTCATCACCGATTTGATCTTCACAGTCAGCATCATCAACGCAATCTTCATCTTCAAGTTCATCACCATCTTCGTCTTCTACTTCTTCATCATTATCATCTGAATCTTCAAGATCATCACCTAATTCTAGGTCATCTTCATCGGTATTTTCAACGTCTGAGTCGTCATCATCTTCAAGTTCATCGCCTACTTCGATGTCATCTTCGTCATCATCTTCAAGGAAATCCCCATCTTCTTCTACTTCTTCATCATCATCATCTTCAAGGAAATCCCCATCTTCTTCTACTTCTGCATCATCGTCATCATCTGAATCTTCAAGATCATCACCATCTTCGTCTTCTATTTCTTCGTCATCATC